TGAGGAACATGGGGTACCTATAAGAAGAGAGAAATTCACAGAAGCAGAAGCTCATATACATCTAAAGCTTAAAGCTGTGAGAAAGAAGCTCAAGAGGTATAAGAAGATTATAAATTGGAGTTCAACCCAACAGGTTGGAAAATTATTATTTGAGGAGTTAAAGTTACCGGTCATGGAGGAGACTGATACTGGTAACCCATCTACAGCAGAATCAGCATTAATGAGACTAAGAGATTTACACCCCATAGCACAACTAATCTTAGATTATCGTGGAATTAAAATCCAGCTTACTCATTTTATTGAAGGTTGGATAGATAGAATGTTCGATGGTAAGATATACCCAAAATTCAAGCTTAATGGCACTGTAACAGGTAGAACTTCATGTACTGACCCAAACCTTCAACAGGTACCTAGAGATAAAGCTATAAGGACCCTAATAGGCAATGTAAGGCCAGGTTGGAAATTTGTGGAGGCTGACTATTCACAAGCTGAGTTAAGGATAGCTACCATGATGAGTGGGGAAAGAGAAATGAGGAGGATATATGTAGAGGGTGGGGATATACATGATGCCACTTACAATATTGTATCCGGAGAAGATATTAATGATGAGAAAGACCCAGCAGTTAAAAAGGAGAAAAGAAAGAAAGCTAAAGCTGTTAATTTTGGGTTCCTATATGGTATGGGTTGGAAGAAGTTTAAAGATTATGCTAGGGACACCTATGGAATTAAACTCACAGAGGCTGAGGCTAAACAATACAGAGCTAGATTCTTTGATACCTATGGTGATCTTGCTGATTGGCATATAAGGCAAAGGAGGATAGTAAAAGCACAGGGTCAGGTTAGATCATTAATTGGTAGATTAAGGAGATTACCAGATATAAACTCATCAGATCAGGGAAAGAGAGCTGAGGCAGAAAGACAAAGCATAAACTCCCCAGTACAAGGCTTTGGTAGTGATTTAACTTTACTAGGACTGATAGAGTCTATGGGGTACGCTAAATACTACCACAAGAAATTGAAACTTAATAGGGATAAATGTGTAAGTATTGGCACAGTACATGATGCGGTATTATGGTTGGTCCAAGAAGATTACCTATCAGAATTTGTGCCTAAGGTAAAAGCTATAATGGAAAACCCAAAAGCTCTGGTTGAGGTATTCAATTTTAAAACTGATATTCCAATTGTAGTAGATATAGAGATTGGTGATGCCTGGGGAGATACAATAGGTTGGGAAGATTACTTTAAACAGGCTGGCATTAAGCCTATTGACTTGGGGAAATACTAATGGTATAATCTATTGAAAGGAGATATATTATATGAGTGATAAGTTCAAAGTTTCAAACTCCAGATTAACTCTATATCTTAGATGTCCCTATGCGCATCATGTGAAGTACTATGGTGGTTTGGTTAAGAAACTAAAAGCCATGCCATTACAAAGAGGTTCTGGTGTACATGATGCTATAGACACTTTCCATAAAGGGAAGTCTTGGAAAAAATCAGTAGCCACTTTTAGGAAGGAGTTCAATGAGAAACACATACCCTCAGAGATACAAGAAATAGGAGATGTACCCGAGATTGTAGAAATAATCTGTGATAACTATTTTGAGTATTATGGTAATGATGATGATCTAACATATCTAGAAACTGAACTACACTTCATGTTACCACTAACTAAAGATATTGATATGGAAGGTTATATTGATGGTATAGTAGAAGATTCTAAAAGTATTGTATGGCCCCTTGAGACTAAGGTATTTGCTAGATGGCCCGACCTGGATTTCATGATATTTAATCCCCAGGGTTTTAGGTATATCTGGGCCATGAATCAATTGGGTTATGAACCCCCTGGAATATTATGGAACATTATTGCAGGTAAGCCCCCATCCAAACCTACACTAACTACCAAAGGTGTATTATCAAAAGCAAAACTTGCATCTACCCCATTAACGGTTAGGAAAGGAATAATTGAATTAGGCCTTGACCCTAAAGATCATGAAGACTATATCAATAGCTTTGAATATGATAGCTTCTTCCTAAGACACCAGGTAAGGATACCTAAGAATACAGTTAAGCAATACATGGGAGAAACTATAGACCTAGCTAAGTTAATCCATAAGGAAGGGCACAAAAACAAAATAAGAAATTTCAGTAAAGATTGTTCTTGGTGTTCATATAAGCCAATATGTCAAGCTGATTTAAGGGGCTTAGATGTTGACTTTGTGATAAAGAAACTATATGAAAGGAGGGAAAATAATGGCAAAGGTAAAGAAGAAACCAAAAGCACAAGAAAAGAAAAAGCACGCAATAGAAGAAAGGATGGTTGATCTTTACGATTTAGATGCCCCAAAGATAATCACACTTTATGGTAGAGGTGGAACTGGTAAAACTACTGTAGCATCTACATTACCTAAGCCACAACTATTCCTTGATATTAAAGACAAGGGGACAGAATCAGCTAAGGGTATTGGTGTTAAGAAGGGAGACATAAAAGTATTAAGGGTTACTAGTTTAGATGATATCTATGATGTTCATGAATATATTATGGACAATCTTGATATCTATTCTACAGGTTCTGTGGTGTTAGATCATCTTACAATAGCACAAGAGATCTCACATCAAGAAACTATGGAAGAGAATAATAAGAATAAGATGTCACAACAACTCTATGGCTTTTCATCTGGTAACTTAAAAGAAATTATACAAATGTATAAGGACTTAGCTGACCATGGAGTTACTGTTTGCTTTATTGCACAAACTAGAATGGAGGGTGGTGATGGTGAAGGAGATGAACAACTAATGCCAGAGGTTGGTCCTGGCTTAATGCCATCTGTTGCTACATTCCTAGGTTCTGCCTCAAGAATAATAGGGCATACTTATCTCTATGAAACCATTGAGAAAACTAGTGACCTCAAAGTAAAGAGGGAGATTGAGTATAGGCTTAGGATAGGACCTAACCCCTATTATATTACTAAATTCACCAGACCTAAAGGTTCACCCTGTCCAATGTATCTGGTAAATGATCTATCCAGAAATGATGGTAAAGACATTTGGGATGATATACAGACCATCATGAAAGGTGATTGGTCAGAACCCAAAGTTAAAAATACTAAGAAGAAAAAGAGGAGGAAATAACAATGGCTAAGAAATCATCAAGAAGAGGTAGTAAGAAGGGCAACACCGTAAAGGTAGGTAATTTATCAGAAGTAAGTTCAGGATTTAAGGTTATACCAGAGGGTGTTTATCAAGTAACATTAACAGAGGCTGAAGCTGGTGAATCTAAAAATGATAAACCTAAAATCGATTTTACTTTTGAGATAGCTGAAGGAAAGAATAAGGGTAGTAAACTCTTCCACACATGTTCACTTCAACCACAGGCATTATTCAGTATTAAGGCCTTACTTGAAGCCCTAGGGTTTGATATACCAACAGATGAATTTGAGTTGGATATCAATGACCTCATAGGTTTAGAATGTAATGTGGAAGTAGCACATGAGACCTATGAGGGGAAGAAAAAATCCCGCATTGTAGAATTTATCAACCCTGAAGATGACTCAGAAGATGATGACTCTGATGATGATGATGTAGATGTTGAGGAGGTCCTAAAAGGACTAGACATAGACGACCTAAAGGAGGTCTGTGATGAATTAGACATTAAATATAAGTCTAAGGATAAGGAGTCTGCCCTGATTAAAAAGATTATGGGTGAAGATGAAGAAGATATCACAGAAGCTCTTGAAGAATTAGACTTATTAGAGGATTCTGATGATGGCGATGATGACTCAGATGATGACGATGACTATGAAGACTGGGATCTAAAAGATCTACAAGCTGAGTGTAAAGAACGGGGTATTAAATTCAACAAGAAGAAGGATAAGAAACCAGCATTAATTGAACTGTTAGAAGAAGATGATGAGGAATAGGGGGTAATAAATATGGTCAATCAAGAAAGAGCAAATGATTTTAAAGCCGCATGTAAACCTATGGAAGAGTTTATCAACAAATGGGGTTGCCCTCATGATACAGTAATTATAACTCAATCTGGTGCTGAGTTTAAAACTGGGGAGATTGGTGTACCTTTTAAATTAAGAGACTAGGGGGAATAGAGGGGCTTAGGCTCCTCTTCTTTTTTTATATGAGAGAAAACACAGTTGTAGATAATATAAGGAAAGCAATACAGAAACACTACAGAAAGAAATCATATGTATTCAAAACACATGGGAGTATATTCCAAGCAGTAGGCCTACCTGATTTAGTAGGATGTATACATGGTAGGTTTATTGGTATAGAAGTAAAAGTCCCTGGGAAGGAGGATACCTTGACACTAAAACAGGAACAGGTTATAATGAAAATAAATAGAGCAGGGGGTATAGCATTTATGTCCACTAATGTAAAACACAGCATGGAGCAATTAGGTAAATTGCTATGAAGAAGAAAAGGTATAAGTTATATAAACATCAAGAGAAAGCTATAAATTTGGTATTAAAACATAAGCACTTTCCCTTATTCATGGACATGGGAACTGGTAAGACCCCAACAATAGTAAGGTTGGCAGAGAAGTTATATAAAGAACAGGGAATTACTCGTGTTATGATTGTAGTCCCTAAGAATCTTATCTATAATTGGATGAGAGAGATAAATAGGTTCCAGAACCTGAAACGTAAAGAGTATATTATTGAATCCTTAGATCAAAGATCAAAAGCTCAAAGACATGAAGCCTACATTGATTTCCTAAAAGAAGATCTAAACAATCTAACATTGAAGGAATTAAAAGCTCAAGGTCATAAGGGGAAGAAATCAGATATCATAGATAGTATAAGCACTCCAAGACTACAGATACTACTTGTGAATTATGAGAAATCCCGGGTAATGTTTAAAGAGATAAGGAAGTTTAAGCCCCAAGTACTAGTTGTGGATGAGATACACAAACTCAAAAACCCAGATGCTGCCATATCTAAAAAGGTACTACAACTTACTAGAGGATGTGAGTATAGGATAGGTATGACAGGTACACCCATGTCTAATGGTTGGGAAGATATATTTATGCCATATAATATCATCTATGGCAGTGAATCACCATTTGGTACTAAATTCAAAGACTTTAGAGAAGAACACATGATTATAAGAAACTACAAAGGATATCCGGAGATAATGGGATATGTAGATGAGGACTTACTAGAAAAGGTTGTGAAGGATACATCCTACCTAGTTAAGCTTGAGGACTGTATAGACCTACCTAAGCAATTAGATGATCTATATATTACCTATGAGTTAGAACCAAAAGCAGCAAAGCTATATAGAGATATGGACAAAGAAATGGTAGCTATATTAGATGAAGTATCACAAGAGCTCAGTAGGAATGAATTGAAGAAGTTATTAAAAGCAAATGATATAAGGATAAATAAGAGAGATTCATATAGACAACTACTATTCAAAGCTGCAGACCTATTAGAGAATGTAGCCTCTGCTGAGTTAGCTATCACAAAAGCTTTAAGGTTACAACAAATAACCGGTGGCTTTGTAAAGGCTGAGGATGGTACTATAAGACAAGTGAGTAAGGCTGGTATAAATACTGTAGTTGACTTTGTAAAAGATTATCATGAACCCATCATTATATTCTGTAAGTATCTACCAGAAATTGAGGGCCTACAAAAGGAATTAGCTAAGATCAAGAAGAATAAGAAGTCATTAAAAATTAGAACTTATCATGGTAAAACTAAGAATAAGGATAAAATTAATCTTGATTTCCAAGCTGGTAAGATAGATGTGTTAATACTACAGATATCAGCTGGAAGTGTGGGTCTTAACCTACAAAGAGCTTCCAAGGTTATGTTTTATTCACAGACTGCTAGCTATGAGGAATTTAAACAGGCTGTAGCAAGAATATTGAGGAATGGTCAAAAGAAACGTTGCCAAGTTATACATGTAATGTGTGAGATAGAGAATAGTATTGATTTTCATATACTGGAAACCATAAGATCAAAAGCTAAAAGAGCTGAAAGGTTGAGATGATATGACAACATTAAAGGAAGAGAAAGTAGCAAATAGGAGAGCAGACAACATAATAAGAAAAGCTAGAAAATCAATAAAGGGTAAGGAGGACAAGGTTAAGGTAGTTGAACCTAGAAAGAAAAGAGTACCCAAGGTTAAGAAGAAGACACAAAATAAATTGATATCATTAGATGATCTATGCAAAGAGTTGAAGGTTAGTGCTGGTAAGGCTAGAGGAAGGCTTAGAAAAGCTGATATCAATAAGCCATACATGTGGTCTAAAGTTCAAGCTGAGGAAATAAAGAAACTCCTAAAATAATCCCTAGGGTTTCTATTGAGATGTATCTGGTTCTCTGGTATAATATAATTAACAAATCAACTACACCAGAAAAAAGGAGATGTCAAACATGACTAATTATTCTGAAATGAAGGCTTCTGAACTCAAATCAATTGCGAAGGAAATGAAGGTATCTAATTGGTGGAACCTTAAAAAATCTGACCTAATAACTGAAATTGAGAAACTTCAACCATCCCTCACACCAGATGTTGAAGAAACACTAACTCCAAAAAGGACAAATCAAGAAAGATTCATAGAGCACTATAAAGGAATGACCCTAAAACAACTTAAGGCTTCAATGAAAGAAATGATTGAGGAGGGCATTAGCTTTGGTGAAGAATATGATTACTTAAATAAAGAAATTGAGTTTGGAAAACTTAAGGCTGTAGATGAAATGCTCCCAGTTAAAACTACTAATAAATCAAAGCCAGCCAAGGACAAACACATCTCAAATGAACCTGCTACTACTGATAACTTAATCACACTTAAGGAATTGATGGGTAACATGTCAGGTAAGAAGGCCAGAAGAATACTAAGAAATGCCAAAATTGACAAACCCTCTAAACAATGGGCTTGGGATAAGACTGATACCAAACTAATCCAAAAGATAAAGGACCTACTCAAGTAGGCCCTTTCTTTCCTTTATAGTAATCCCTTGGTATCGGGGTTGTTCATTATACCCAATAAGATACCAATGGTACATAGTGCATTTACAATATTTTCTACGTTCTCAACAGGTACTTTGTGTCCTAAATTCTGAGCTACAATAATAACTGCAGAAGTAATGCCAATAATAGTGGATGGACTTTTCAACCTCTTTAACATATTGTTCATATTAACTACCCCCCATTTTCTCATAGAGTCTAACAAGCGCACTTGCTAACTCACCACGTTTTACAAAGTTCTCAGGTTTAAAGTTATCATCGCCATAACCTGTCAACAAGCCATACTTAACTGCCTTTTCTATATCCTCCTCAGACCACAAGCCATCATCGTCCCTAAAAGTACCATTGAACTGTGGCTTGGTAACCATATCTCTAAGTTTATCCATAGGAAATTTTAAACCCGGGCATGTCTTACTCTTGTTGTATTTAGAATGAGGCTCTAGTGGTCTCATACCCCCTATCTCTACAGCTACCAGTTTTATAGCCTCTGCAAGTTTAGCTAATAAGGCTTGAGGAGGAGCTACCTTATCAAACTTACCAACCATACAGAATCCTATAGATTTATGATTCATACCTTCTGTGTGGGCACCATCCATCCAGAGAGGCCTTCCCCATATGATCTCAGGTTTATTATTTACATATTCAACATATACATTGTATCCACCAGTATCGGGTCCTCCCTGCAACCAACCCTTATTATAATAATGATATTTAGCAATAGCATCTTGATCTTCTAATATTAAGCTATCTACAGTATCACTACAGTGTACTATAAATACTTCTACATTCTCATATGACATAGTATTCTTACCTCCTACTGATAATATTTGATGGTTACACTTCTCCCTAGGGCATCCCATTCTACCTCACAACTCATCTTATTAGATATGAATCTTGCTGGCACAAAACTCCTACCGCTAATAATCTCAACAGGGACATCCATAACCATCTCTGATTTTACCCAATCAAGCTTCTGTACTATGGATTTCATATATATATTTGTAGAGCCAACACGTAGCTTGATCTTACCAAAGGTATCACCAATAACAATATCCCTAGTACTTTCCAACCACTCAACATCAAAGTCCAGACCCTCACTAACTACTCTTAGGGGAATCATAGTACGACCATCTTTGATATATGGAGCTACATCAGAAATCATGGATATACCATCTACCTCATAATCAGTTCTCCCAATGAATAGCTTTACCACCCGCTGTGGTATTATCATATTACCATAGTCTCTCTTGAATGGCACAAAAGCGTAACACTCATTCCATAGTTTAAATCCAGGTTGACCTGGTATGATGGTTATTTCTGAGTCTAGGGCTCTAAAAGATATATGACCTTTTGAGTCATCACCCCATACCCTGTTTTCTATGTCCCATGTTTGGTCTATGTGCTGAAAACCTACATCAGGTTGAGAATACTCATCAAACTTATAAACCCAATTGGTATCGAAATTGGGCAAATTCATTGCATGGCCTCCAGCTGAGATACCGCTAAGAAGTACATGGCCATCTTCATCATTTCTAAAATCTTTGCTAATAGTAGCTCCCCATATAACTGGATGTTTAGCGGATAGAGCTTTGCGTATTTCTAGAGAGCTACTTAGTTTTATAGCACCTCTTACTCTATGGTTAGCAGCAAACTCATACATCTCTGGAGTCAGCATGTTTTTAAGTGCCTGCTTATTAGACCAATCTATGTCATCTCTATAAGTTAGCATCCACTCTGGTATAACACCAAACTCACATGAAACATAAACTAAAGAATTGAAGGTCAGCCCTTCTGTATGGAATGAGTCTTCAGCTAATTTAGCCAATATGAATATCCACAAGGTTGAGACTGGGAAACCAAAGACTCTGCTTAGAGCTCTTGCTGTAGCCATAGCACCACAAGACCCTAAACCCCCCTGAAACCATGGTAACTTGTCTGTGAAACCACCACTCTCTAATATCTCAGTTTCTGGTATCTCAGATAATGGTAATAGGTACTTTGATATATCTATATTATTCATCTTCTTCTCCTCCTATCAACTCATCTATGATCTGCTGCTTCTTCTTATCAATAAATAGTGTTATCATTGACATGTCATGTCCAGCATCTCTTAAGTTCTCGAAGATACTATGTACTTCTCTCATAAATGCCAAAAAGAATACACCCAATGCTATGGGCTCAGTAGCTTTACTTACATAAGGAAACCTATAAGCTGCCCCTGATAACACCATAAGTACTAGAAACTCAAAAAACTTCTTAGAGGTTTGATTCCACAGGGTTTGTGAGTTTATATCTCTATGCCATAAAGCACAATAAAAGTTTCTAGATAGCTTGTAGATTAATAGTAATAATATGTTACTTGGCCTATGTACTGGTCTATCCCTACAAGACATAGAAAGGGCATAATATTTGGTAACTATATCTAATATAACAGCTATTACCCATGAAGATGCTGCTACCTTAAATACATCTGTAGGAAATAGTAGATAATTTAACCATGTAACTAATACCACTATAATTTTATCCTTAAAGTTAATGCTATTAAAGGCCCCTAATATATACATTAGCTATCACCAACCTTATCAATGGTTACTAAACCCTTAACATTATTATACTTAGTTTCACCCATTAGGTTTAAAAGCTCACTTATATTACTAAAGGGCCTACTATTAATAATTTTCTTAGCTGTTACCTCACCTATACTTGGTAATGACATTAACTCCTCTAGTGTTGAATCATTAAGATCTATTAGTATAGTCTCTACTACTGGTGTAGAATTATGGATATTAACATTTTGACTTATAGATAGCTCTAGCGGGTTGGTAATTGATACCAATAGTAGTACTAGAATAAGTATTAACATTGATAAAGTTAATGTAGTGACCAGGCTAGTATTATATATATTTTTTTCACCCTCATTCACGCTATCACCATCCAGTAAATTTATATTCCTTATTACCTTGATCTCCTTAAATCCCAAAAATGTACCACCCATACTCATAATTATCACAGCTAGTGACAATTCATTGAAGGCTCTTGTTAAGTATAGGAAAGTTAAACTTAATAGTATCAGGAGGGCAATAAGCCCACCTAATAATTTCTCTTTTAATATCATACATTACCCCCCAATATTATAATCCTTTCATCTATGAGGGTTACTAGTTCTGCCTTATCCTCTTCCAATATGTCTCCTCTATCTATAAGCATTCCTAGTCCTGTGTCTCTTAAGGTTGTAAGTCTAGCGATATTTAACTTGACTATAAAACGTATCAATCTATCTTTACTCATTAGCATACCCCCAGAGCTTCTAAGTTCAGCTCATAATTAATCTGTATATCCGCATCCATCTGCGCTATACGTTCTTCGATTGTTAGTGGTACTGGTAGTGGAGTTGGATCATGGCAATCTAGAACACATTTAATTTTCTCAATCAGAGAATCATAATCAAAATCAATATACTGTTCTTCCGTGTGTTCGGTTTCGAGCCCTTCATCGATTATGACGGTTATTCTTTCTTTGTAGTATTGGCCTGTTACATTTCCTTCTTCATCTGTGATTTGATACTCAAATACATTGTGAAATTGAAGCTCGCACGAGCAATCTTGTAGTGTCGTTACAGCATTTGGTGCAATATCCGCATTAATCAGTTCTTGATGGAATTTATTTACGCAAACATTCGTGTAATTAAGTTTTAACATGATACACCCCCTACCCTATCTTTGTCATGGCAAAAAAGCACACATCGGCAACGTTGATTGCAACCCCTGAATCTTGAAAAACAGTAACCTCTACATAATCACCAGCGGATAAAGATAAGGTTCTGGAGTGTGAATATCCTGTATTTCCGGTAGAAACAGCTTGATGATTTGATGGTGGTAAAACTATAACTCCATTTTTATCGAATACACTGTACCTCCTGCCTGTGGGATTTGATATCCACTCAACAGGAGACTCCAGAAGATAGAGACCGGTTTCTCTAGCATATAATCTGGTAGGAAAATCAGGATTAAAATGTGCACGATTATCGTTGTCATTATCAACCCAAACCAAAACGGTAGGCGTATTATGTGGTATCGACTGCGTTGCTGTTTTTTTAACTTCCACTCTAGCTTGTTCCACCAAACTCTTAGCAACCTCAGCAATGTCAGCGTGGTGCGCGTGGGTTATTTCGGTGATTGATAGAGCTTCTACTTTCCCTTGGCCATAGGTGGTTGTTGTCACTCCAAGATACCCTATAGAGTCATTAGTAAACGAACCCAATAAGGTTATGGGGTTGTTAATATCCCCATTTTTCACAGTGGTCAAACTTACTATCGTACCAGACTTTACAAGCTTAAAATCAAAACTATCTCCCAGTGACGTAGTTAAAGGAACAGTGATACTTGTGGCTACACCACTGACAGATGTAATTAGATACAAGGTATCGCCATCTATTAATGTCCGGATGTAGTTAGCCCCATCCACAACCCATGAAGGCGCTGTCCTCATAGCATTTTCATCCACCCTAGATGTAACTTTTGAGTATATAGTAAAATCCCTAAACCCCTCGGTCCCAATTAAAGAGGCTTCTGACCCTACATTTTGCAAATTGGCAAGTACAAGCTCCCCAAACTCTATACCTACAAACCAATCACCATCCGTGATATTAAAATCTACAACACCAAATCGCTGTAACGGATTCGGAATGTCAAGTACAGGGTCTTTCTTTACTAGTTGGATTAGTTGAGCTGTGACATATTCGCCAGAAAATCCGGCATTAGACTCCCATCCGAATTGCATAGAACCTATTTCGTTCCAATTTATACTTCCTACTGTAGTCCATGCTGTTTTAGCTAAATACACCCTATTTTTTCCTGTTACTAGATTGTCAAATATATGAAATTTATAATCAGTTCCTGCGTTATTAACGCTTTTGTCAAATATTACTCTAACCCCAGACCCCAAAAGATTTACAGCTGCCACATTTGATACAAATATGTCTATTACAATTATGTCATTGTCTGTAGCTGTTTCACTATTTGTTAAGATTGTAAAGTCTAACGGTGCGTTATTTTTATTAGAGTATAACAAACCTCCAACCCCATCATTTTCCGTAATTCTCAATGCTTGATTGCCTAAAACTACATTAACAGTGTCTGTGCTTTGTGTTCCTGCAATGTTTGACCACAAACTAGCATCTTGGAAATCATCAGCAAGTTTTGTATTCCCGTAGTAGGCTGGTAAGTCCATACTGAATGAATCACGCATGGCATTAAGCATTGCGGTAGTAAACAATTCCATCTGATTTCTGTACCAGTTGTATTCTTCTACTGGTACTACATCATCCGGTGCCCTACCTATATCTTTCCTACCTGAAGTAGGTTCTATGCCTGGAGCATCCCACCTTAGTTTATCTAATACTAAATCATTCAAGCTCATATTATACCCCCTAACTTTCCACCAGTTGTCTCTAAGTTATTGCCAAGACCCTTGTTGGGGTCTACCTCACCATCAATAGTTCCTAGTCTAAATGTACCCTTCACAGAAACTTGTGAGCCTATACCGGCTGAAGTTATTTTATCTACCAATGACTTATAGTAGTCAAATGTTGATAATAATGCTACATCAATTGGAACCTCCACAAATATGTTAGCATTACCTAACTCAGTTAGTTCTATGTCTGTTGGGTCTAAAATCCCTAATTGTATTTGTAGTATTTCTATAATCTTTCCTAATGTTCCATCAGCTTGGTTTATAGCTTGTTGACCTTTAAGGGCATTTCTATAGTCAGTATCAGTTAAGCCATTCCTAACTAAATTCAGATTAGCCCCTATTTTGTCTAACCCATTAAGTGTAGCCTTGTCTATATCAAAATTATCCACAATCTCTTGATATAGTAATTCTAAATTGTCCAGCTCTGTAAACATTAGTTCTATCATCTTACTAATATTACTAGTATCCTCTAGGTTTAGAAATGATGGTAATCTATCCTTAGCTTCAGTTATGTTAGACACTTACTACCACCACCTTGATACTATTGGTTTGGGCCTTTTCACCAGAGCCTATGATAATATTATTGGTATTAAAGATTATACCATCAATACTAACCTCAACATGTGAGTCTATAACCCCAGCAACCTTAAAGGTCTCGGATGATAGCTTAGACACTATTACACTAGACCCTATAATTAAAGCATTTATAAAGTCTACTATAAGTGTTTGAATCTGTGTATCTCCATCAACAGGGTAGTTTAAATCTTTGGTTATATCTACATTAACCCATATGTCTACTATTACAGGCCTACTGAAGTTTATGGTTCTATATACACCAGCAGAGTCTTGTACTATAACACTAATTGTCCCATAAGTTCCTATACCAAATGCCTTAGAACTCAGGATAGCCTCTGCTACAGCCGTGTCTGAACCACCATCTATTATGGACTCAAAGTGGTGGGGTGGTATACTACCAACTATAGCATCGGTATCATTCTCTATTAGTGTAACAGCTCTTACACCAGACACACTTAATATATCTGACCTTATGGCATCTACAGTAGATTTACCAGATATCTGTAAAGTTTGATAATATCTGCTACGAAGCTGAGGGTCTGTCTCCTCATCTTGGCCATCTATGGTTGGATTGGCATTAGTTATAGAAGTAACCCCAGCTATTGGATTAACTAGGGTTATTATGGTATTAGAAGTTACATTACCCCCAGAACCAAGATCAATAGCTCTAATACTAACATCAGTGGTTCCACCCACAATAGTAATGTCGGCCAAGGTCTCAAATTGTATATCTCCCGAAGCTATTAGAGTTCCAACTGGTATGAAAGTACCATCTACCCCATTGAAGGTCTCAACACCCACAGCTTTTGTAGCTTGGTTTCTTGTGATCTGAGCATATTTAACAGCTGCATCCAATTGAACACCTGTGGCCGTGTCTACATAGGCCCCGTTATATACTTGTTCAGCCAGTTGCCAAGATTCATCCTGAAAGAAGATATACAGCTGTAGTAATAGACCAAAGAAGGAGTTTTCACTAAGCTGTATGTCAGGACCATACAAGGACTTAGCTCTATTCTCTGCTTCTACTATTAGATCATTAAAAGTCTTACGGTTAAAACCACTAACATCTATACCAAATGACATTATACCACCACCTCTACTGATATTGTTTTACTAACCCCACTTAGTTTAGCTATAACCTCAACAGTTATAGCCATAGTACGTTCGCTATCAATTGTACCAATATTTATGTTCTCTACAGATTGTACCCTAATATCCTGAGTGATAGCCTCCACAATAACTAACTCTATAGTCTCTCTATCTACTGACTTGCCCAAAACACTAAACCACTGAGTTCCTAATTTAGTATTAAGGAACCATTCAAAAGTAGCTATCCTCAGTAGGTTACTTAATGATTGGGCTAACTCATCCTCTTCACTAACTAATTCCCAATCATTCTGGGGGCTAAAGGTAATATCCTCACCCTCTAGGGTATTGGCTAATTTAAAATCCTTTAGGCTCATTCTACCACCACCTTTGTAGATGGGTTTGGACTAACGGTTGACGAGAGTTGTGGGTCACCATCCCTACCAGTATGTTTATGGTTATCTAGCCATGATTTAAGACTATCACCTAAAGCTACTGCTTCAGTTGCTCCTGCTCCTAGCTTTATAGTTCCAGCCTCTATTTCTATTATACCACCTGGCTTCAGGGTTATGCTAACAAGACCATCTTTGGTACCAATGTATAGATCATCGCTACTCATTGATTGGGGTTCAGTAAAGGGTGAAACCACACCTACTATTACAGCATCATCTAAAGTATGGCACCTATCCGTATTTACATTTGTCTCAGCCCTACCTCCCAATATATTATCTATATCATGCTCAGCTAATGATACACATACTATGTCTCCGATTTTCAATGGGGCATGTATTATCCAATCACCACTACCTATATAACTTAGTGGTATATTATTTATTACTGGGTAGGAGATGCCATTCTTAGATGCTAGTGGTTGTACACTAGCCTTTAAGAGAGTTGAGTCATAGCTAAGTACAGTAGCTAATACCAAAGTATGTAGTTCTGCACTAAACTTAGCTTGTAACTCTTGGAATAATCTAGCTCCTTCACTCATATACTCACCTCCACTTCTGATATGAACTCACCATCTAAACTACCAAGGTGTGTTATACCTGATATTCTGAAATTACCATTAATGCTTTGGGACTGTACTTGTATTATATTATCCACATCTAGGTTATGGTTTAGTAAGGCCTTGAATGTGTATAACTTATTTGATTCTGAACTATCATCTAACTTCTTTGGTGTACTAAGTAGGCCAGTTGATGAGCTTAAAAGGTAGACAATACTTTTACCAAATCCGGGTACATTTATGTTTATAATGTTATTCTTAATGTTAAATCTACTACCAGTCTCATTAACTACCTTAATTAATTCATCCTTAAGCTTACCATAAATTGTTCTACCATTACTATAAACTAGATTCTTAACTAGTACTATACTATTAGCTTCTAACCCAGTCTGCTTTACTAGGTCAGATATTAACTGTTTTGATGTGATACCAGGGGCATAAGACTTATTTACAGTCTGCCCTATGGTAAAATTACCATCCAAAGCAACTAAGGTAGTTATGAAATCACTACCTCTTTTCTCAGTAAAAGTACTTTGGATTGAACCTATAAATATGGCACCAATATCATTCTCATAGCCAGCATTTAATATTAAAGATTGACCCTTTACTATGTCTTCCCTAGTGGTAACGCCAAGATTATATACCAGTACCTCGGCCCGGTTCAAGTTAGATTTCTCAGTCTTTTGTACATCAAACTCAATATAAGTACCTCTAGTGTTATTAATACCCACAGAAGAAATTTTCTTATTACCCACTATCACCTCTATAACCCTATTAAAGTTCTGACTCATAGAAAAGTACCTGGTGTTATTGAGTATAAGAATACTGTGGTATTAAGATTTTCAAGAGTTATGGTATCTTCAATATTGTTTGGGTCTAGTGGTATAAGTACTTCATCTGGTAATCGGGTGTTAACTATTCTACTAAATACGGGGTTACCATATACTAACTTAACACCACGTATTATTATACCCACATCATCTGATATATCTAAGGTAAAGAAGTCATTAACATCATTATAAGCAACCTTAATTATATAGGTCTTCACTTTACCAAAATTAGTAAGTTTAATATTGAAAAGGTAGGGTACCTTATCAGTTTTGATATCTATCTTATTTATTGCCACTGTTAGTACCCCCTCTCCTTCAAAAATTGATCTATCTTATCTAACTGTGATAATTCCTTTACTTCTTCCACCAGAGCTCCTTCAGTAGTGCTATCTAAGTCAGAAGATTCCTGTTGTTGGGTACCTTCATTCTTGGTGGCTGCAGTTCTATTACTAAAACCTAATTTGTTATTAGCTGCTGGTACAATCTCTACTTGCTGAGTTTGGGTGGTACTTATAAGTTTAAGTACCATACTAAAGTCAAACCCACCAATGTTAGTACGGGGGTGTTTGGTATCAAGTGTCTCTATTGCTACTGAACTTACCCCATTTCTACCAACATAGTTTAGAAGACTTTTACTATCATGGAAAGCAACTAACCTCTGATAACTGGTAAAGGCCTGTTTGGTCATTATACCAGTTATAGAGACATAAAGGGGGTTAGTCTGTATGTGATCGCTAACATTAGCACCAGACTCTACTGTCTTATCAGTTATCACAGAGCTTCTACTAACATCTTCACTTAGTAACACATCGAACTCTACAGTAGTTATACCATCTGTTAATTTTGCTCTCTCCTTCAACCTAACCCTCCCCCTTAACTAAGACCCATCTCACCAATAAGTGATCTGAAAACTTTCTCTACTTCTCTCCTTATTGGCTGTTTTAGTGATTGGGCTATCTGTTCACTATTACTGCCAGTAGCTCCCTCAACTGAGATGTGAAAATTAAATTCAAACTTAGAACCACCACTTTTGTTGGAAGCCCTGTCATTAATCATTTGATTAAATTTACTAAGCGGTGCAACCACTTCATTCTCTCTACCCTCACCAATCATAGCTAAGGTTGGTTTATCTACTATACCCCCATCCGCTAAGAATGGTATCTTGGGTATATTAGCATTGAAGTTCTTACCACCAATACCTGGAACAAAGTCTGGTATCTTTATATTTATTCTATTGACATTATCTATAGTACTATTCAATAAAGCTATAACAGCATTCAGTGGTGCTAATAGTACTGTACTCAAGCTACCCATGATACCATTAAATATTTGAACTATGCCCTGCCATACTAATCCCCAATCTGCTGAGAAAGCTCCACCAATAAAATCAATAATGCCACTAAATATGGAGTAAAGGTTCACAGAAAACTTAGTTATAATATCATTGATGAATAAGAAAGTATTCTTAAACCAGGGGAATAACCCACCAACCAACTGCATTATAGATTGTATAATGGGTTCTAACTCACCCCACACAAACTGGAAACCTTTTACTATTACGGGTAAAGCTACAGAAGCTATCTTCACAAATGAAGTAATCATTGCGGGAAGAACTTCCTGGGTTATTTGATTAATAATATCAATAAATACAGGTAGCACATCAGTTGCCATGCTCTCAAATATATCAGAGAATAGTTCACCTAGTGGTCCCATTTCCTTACTGATAATACCAAATAGTGGAGATAATGCATCAAGAGCGGGTTGAAAATACTCCTTAACACCAAGACCAAAGGAGACAAAGCTATCCTTGAAAGCTACTATATCAGATACAATCCTTTCCTTATTATCTGATACAAAAGTTACAAAATTAGTAAGCCCGGATATAGCTCCATCCAGCCCATTGCTTATAGCCTCACCAAAACTAAACTTCTTAATCCCAAAAGCAAGTAAAACCTGATCTCCAATATAAGCTGACATACGAAGACCTATAGAAATGACCTTAAGCAATTCCTCTACTTTTGGCAACATCTCAGTTGTGAACCCTGCTAAGTCTCTTATAGCCGGAGATATAGCCTCACCAAATGTTATGGCTAAACTAGAACCAGCACTCTGTAATAACTTGAATGAGCCCTGTAGGGTATCTAATTTGATATTAGCGGCAGATGCTGCTGCTCCAACAGAGTCTATGATTTCCTTGTTAAGGATATCGAAGTTAGTAGTAACATCTTTTAATAAAGCATTAATAGCTTTTAAGTCTTGCTTATTGAATATCTCACTTAGTATCTTGGTTTTCTCAGCCCCACCCATACCATCTAGAGCCTGACTAAATTCCATGAACACTTTACCCATGTTCTCAAATTCACCAGTAGTAGCATTAACAACATTAACACCCAAGTCTTTTATGATCTTAGCGGCATTATCGGTTGGAACACTAAGAGATAATAGAGCATTTCTAAGTTTTACCCCACCTTCTGCTCCTTTGATACCATTATTTGCTAGTATACCAAGGAAAGTGTTTAGTTCTGATACTTCTAAGCCAACATCTTTTGCCAATCCACCAACTGATAGTATACCCTCTCCAAGTTGCTGTACATTTGTATTAGACCTTTGGCTTGTTTTTACTAACTGATTTACAAAACCCTCTAGATCTTTAGATTCTAGACCAAGAGCACTCATACTATCAGTTACCAAGTCAGATGCTAAAGCTAGGTCCATACTACCAGCAGCTGCTAAGCTCAAAATATGTGGCAAGGCAGCTACTGATTTTTCTACATTAAAACCAGCAAGAGCCAAGAAGTTTAGGGCATCAGCAGCTTGCTTAGCTGAGAATGATGTTGTAGCTCCTAACCTCTTGGCCTCTTCGGTAAGTACTTTAAATTGTTCATCAGTAAGATTCCCCATCGTGGCTCTTACTTCTGCCATACTCTGTTCAAAATCACCAAATACCTTGAGGGCTACACCTGATAGAGCAATACCCACAAGAACTGCCTTTTTAGAAATATCACCAAGACCCTTTACTACATCTTTAGATACCCCTAATGCAGTTTTACCAACTCCCTTAATACCGGAGTCCATCTTAGTTATTCCCGTGAGATCTACATTGGTAGGACTTACAGAATAGGTAACTGACCTAGTGGACATTTATACACCCCCTAACCTTTCTTACTGAGATTGTGATAATACTCAGCTACCTTGTTTAGTTCATAGACCTGTTCTAGGGGCATATCAAGATAGTCTTTATAGTCTATAGTGACATAGCCCTCTAGTATTGGTCTATAGAAGGGTAGTAGTGCCTCTAATCTAGTATTTCCACAGTTACTTGTGAGTCCTCCCCCAACCCTAAGAACACCTTAGCATGTGTATTAAGTGCCTGTAACTCAGGCCATGAGAAGTCATCCATCTTCATTCCTTGGGGTTGTACTACCACATACTTGAGAATATAGTCTACTGATTCTGCTAGTTTTAGATTCATACCAGCATCCACCATGGTAGATTGGAACTCAAGTTTATGTCTGTTATCTAGGTCTTGTAATACTATGACCTTATCACCTATCTTAATTTTTTGTTGTTTCATTCACTACTACCTCCTCAGGTTTACTACTCAGATATGTTTAGTTCTTCTACCATGATATCCCAAGATCTTTCCCCAGCATTCTTACCCCGGCCATTGTCAGCCTCTTTAACTACATAAGCAACAGCTCCACCAGCTTGAAGCTTCTGTGAATTGTTTTCTATAATACTCACAGATACGCTTTCTTTAGTGTTTGCTAGCGAGTTAAATACTGAGTTACTAGGAGATTGAGCTTGGAGTGTAACACTAATGGTACCAGTTGGGTTTGCTATCTTACTAGTGGTAACAAATCCTTTAGCACCAGTTGCCATAGAAATACCATCGTCATTACGAACTACATTTATTACATCATCACCTTCGCCAAATCCGGTGATTATTACATTACCAATTGCCAAGTTTTCAATGGCTAGAGTTACTTTTTTAAAATCATAAGCTGGCATTAATTCTCACCTCCTATAGTGATAATACTAGGTTAACTGTGAGGTTAACACTATGGATAGCTCCAGCCAATACCACATCTGCTGATATGCCAGTAAGAATACGATTGGCCTTATCATTATCAGATATGCTGTTTATATCTGGTATAGTAAGTGTGTACTCACCTTTACCCGCTGGATTAGTAGCAATAATTCCAAGATTCACAGCTGAGAGTAGTACACTGTTCATGGCAGCAGCTACCTGGTTGATACCTTCTTGTGTGTAAGGAACTTTCTTAGTTCTAACAAGTAAACCAAATACAGACTCAGTAATACGAGCATCTAAAAAGTCTGCAGATCTGATAATGTCAATAAACTCATTATTGCTTACTTGCCCCTCACTAGTGTAATTAATACCCAAAGCTGAGATGTAAGTATTACCACCATCAGTGTGTAGAGTACTTATCTGAGTTTCAGTTAAGTCTACCTTTGCCACACCATTTAGGGTCTTGAACTTCCAAGTGATTGTACCTGGGTCATATTTAGCACCTAAACCAACCCAAGCTGCGGAAGGCCAGTCACTGATATCGCCTTTGTACATAATAACAGCTCTATCACTTGTGAGAGTAGCAGCTAGACCAATAGTTTCAGTATCAGCAAAGTAGATCTTCTGTACAGAGTTTATAAAGTTAGTTGCTAACTCGGTGATTTCTGCATCTCCTTGCTCTTCACAGAGTAGGAAATACCAATCATCGTTTGTCTGCCTTAACAGGTTAAGAGCATCAGTAAGATCACTAGCTGGGTCTACTCCTTGAGTGAAAGCTATACCAACTATAGCTATCTTTGCCAGTCCTTGAGCAAATAAGGCAGCTGCCATCTTGTAGGCATTAGTAGTAGAGATATAGTCAAGTGCTACATCTGCTATGTCTGTGTACTCAGCATAGGCCTTAACCCCACCAGTTGTTGATAGGATTAATGGTAAACCAAAGCCAGCTTGAGTTATTGCTTGGGTAAAACGGTTAACGGTAACATTAACATCTCTTACCATAGAAGTAATACCTCCTTTATTTAGTAGTTAGTGTATACTCAAAATCATCGATGTTAGTAATAGCCTTAGTGAGTACACTCTCTACTCTAAAAATAACATCAAATCCAGCTCTTCTCTCTCTTTGATCTACTAATAGGACATCCCTGTTCTGTACATCAGTAGTATTAACTACTACTATCTTACTATCACTCTCACTAAGAGTCTCATAAAATTCAAAGTACTCCAGAGCCTTAAAAGCTTTAAGGTTAGCATCATCTAAAGATAGGCCATAGAAATTGAAAGAGATGGTCATTGTCAAATCTTCTTTTCTGGTATTCACAGTGTTAGTAAAATCAATTTCCCTTGGGTTCTCAAATTCTTTACTACTCAATGTAGTTACTACATATGAGCCATATGGGTAGTTGGGTTTCTTATTCACTGTGTTGCCATCTATTACTGGTATTTCAAGGAAGGAACTAAGTGAGCCTATGATCTCATTTCTTATAGCTTGGAAATTAATCATCTATTAGTATCCTCCCTCCTTTTTAAGAACAGTCTTTTGAATCTAGAGCTTATGTCTCCATATGGGTTTTTAGCATCAATGGTATATATACTACCATCTACAGTGTTAAGCACTAGCATGTTCTCAGTAATTACTACTCCATCAAGCCTAGAATCATCTGTATAGACTTTTCTATCTTCTCTTGAGTAAGTACCACCAGAATAGGCTAACTTATCTTGTATGGGCAATACAGCTCCTTTAAAGTCTATTGGTTCTTGGAGACTATCAACCCAACCACCAGTCTCCTCATCATAACCACCATCATCTACTAAAAGTTGTAGAGATACTTGGGGTATACCATTTGGTAATTTTGGTATTGGAAAGTTCATCTCTTCTTCACCTCAAAACTTATTCTTCCAACTAATGTTCCAGTATTAACAAGTGGATTGGTTTTAGGACTTTTCCTGGCAAGAGTAAAAGGATGGTTAGCAGGTTCAGTTAGATCTACTAGGGTCTTCTTAGTTATACCTTCACAATATACTCCTATAGCATCTAGAAGTTGGTTAGCATTGATTTCCCCTCTGAACAACTTGTCATATTGTTTCTGTATGAAAGTAACTATCATCCTTTGCTTCTCATCAGCTGTTCTTCTAATGAATGACCTTTCTGGTATCTTTATCTCGGTTGTACTCCTCTTAAGATAAAGACCCTGTGATGCAAGAAAACCACGCATCTTATCAGTTACATTTATCTCAGCACCAAACTCATTCACAGAAGCTATCATAATTATCTTAGCATCTTCACTACCAAGTATCCCAATATTGATTACACTCTTACTTAGTATCTTAAGCTGCTTTTTTAACCACTCAGTGTGTTGGTTATTATCCCTTATGGTAATGGTATTCCTAGCCATTATATCCATGAGCTCCCATATTTTTTAAGAGTCATGGCATCCTGAGGTCTTACCTCATTTAGGAAGTCCCATTTTACATCAGATATGGAAAAGCTCTTTAATCCTTTAGAAGTACCTTCTTGAGCCTGGTCCATACTAATGAGATTTAAGATCACCTTCTCTAAGTCATAGGGTAGTGTTCTAGGCCTATCTGGGGGGTTAGCATCATTGGGTAATACATAACCAGCACTGTAATCAATAGATATATTGTTATCAGTGAATACAGGATACCTAGACATACCAGTAGTATAGTTACTCTTGGGCCAACCATTGTTTTTAAATACTCTATCCAATAATCTACCCTTAACTTCATACTCTGTGGATTCTAAAACATAATCACCCACCATTATTGAACTTATATCAGTAATGGGGTAATTCTTTGGGAATAGTAGCTGATTACCAGTGCCTGGATATTTCTCACTATAATTCTGTAACTTAAAAGATCTACCAGTTAGAGTCTCAATGCTATCAGAGTAGGCATTTATAAGTTCACATATCATAGTATCCTTGGAAGTATCAGACTCATCAATCCCAAGCTCTAATTTTACCCTATTGGGTGTTGTCAAAGCATTGTCTTGTAAATCACAAGGCATTAGTAATCACCTTACCTTCCTTATTTTGGTCTCTTATTTCGGTTTGGTTTCCTGTGATTGTTAGTTTGTATACTAACATCTTTGTCTTCTTGGTCTACCTTCTGAGCTTTATTCTCAATCTCAACCTTTTCTGACTTTTGTTCTACAAAAACAGGCTTCTTATTCTCTTCTGTAGCAAGTTTAACCACACCAGCTCTAGTAAAGAACATGCCATTCTTAGCATCAAGACTTATATCTTGGCCAACAGTAACATATTGTGGAGTTCTACCATCAAGAGAGATAGGGCCTGATCTAATTACTTTATAGTCTTTCATTATATCCTCCTATCATCTTAGAAGAAAAGCATAGTCAGAAGACTATGCCTTTGCATCCGGAGTTCTAGCAAATTTAGCAATACCCTGAACTGATAATACATTGAAGAAGGCTCCACCAGTAACAGCTGTAGATGTAAGCTTAACCTGTAGCCATCTCTTTGTACCGATGTAACCAACTCTTACTGACTTACCACTATCAGCCACTACCAATTGTAGGTTTGCAGCCGTTACTAGTAAGTCATCTGAGGCAGCTTCGGCTGCATCAGTAATAGTTGTAGGAGCAGCTACATCATCTACAACATCGCCTTCATTGATAGCAATATCATAGACACCATCTGAGATCTCACTGGCAATTACAATGAACTCATGTCCCATGTAAGCAGTAGTATCAATGATGGCTGATAATGTGTCAGTATTGCTGGTGATCTCAGTCTGTGCTAATAGGACTTTTTGCTCTATGTTATTGTGAAGATCTTTTACACTCATATCTATACCCCCTATACTAACTTAAGCTTTGTAAGAGCTTGATCGTTTACAACATCTCCGCCTGTGCGTTTAGTACTGTAGAACAGGATGAAAGGCTTCTGAGTGAACTCATCTCTTAGCATTGTGATGCTACCTTTATCTACAACCATGTAGCCTTCTCTAAAGTCACCATACATGATTGGAGTATTACCTGTAATCAAAGTACCAGTTCCATCAATAGCGTTTGGCATGTCATCAGCAATGGTATAGCCCTTTCCTAAGATCGTAGCAGGAACACCTGGCTGTACTGATGGTTGCCATAAGTATGAACCTTCCTGATCTTTCAAAGTTCTAAGGAATGCTAGAGAGAATCTGTTCATCAACCAACCAGCATTAGCCTGTAAACCTTGGCGAATGTTTGCCATCATCATGATAAGATCATCAAACTGAGTAGTACTACCAAGAGTACCCTCATACTCAGCCACTCTTTCAGACACAAGTAAACCAATAGGCTTCTTATGGCCATCACCATTTACGAATGCAGCACCTTCAAGTCTACTAAAGCGATCACCCAACTTGTTAACCAACCAAGACTCAATATCAATACCACTATCTTCAATCATACGACGAGTAACTGGTGGTTGACCATACATCTCGTGTAGTGGAATATCAATGATATCAATCTTACCTGTAGCTGTGTTAGGACGTGACTCACGTTCTCCTACCCAACCGGAACCCATGTCATCCACAGTCTCGATAGGGAATGGGAAACTACTACCAAGTGTAATAACCTGGCTTCCAGCAATTTGTCTAATGGGTGACATGTCTCTTAGTCTAGCGATAACTCGGTTGTTAAATGCCTTAGGTACCAGGTAACCACCGTCTGGGTCACTGTCAGTAGCCATAGCTTTGACTTCACCCGTAGTTAGGAATGTCTGGAAATTCTTCTTCTCTTGAATCTCTTCTTCTGTCATCTGAGCAGCACCAGTCTCCACACCAACAGACTTTCGGTTCATTGCTACCTCAATCTCAGAGATTCTAGTGTTGATAGCATCAATACTACCTTTAGTCTCACCAGAAAAATCTTTGAATTGACCATCCTGACCATCCACCAGGCCTTTCAATTCATTTGTAAGTTTCTGCATTTCCTCGAATAACTTAACACTCATCTTTGTTTCCTCCTTCTGACCCTGATGGGTTCTTTATCCCTATTGATAGGGACTTCAATTCATTGATTAATTCCGCTTCTTGCTCTTCTGTTAATTTTTCTTTATCCTCATCAGATTCTTCTTCCTCACCTTGTTCCGGCTCAGATACAAGACCTGTTAAAGGTTCTGCCATATCATCTAGGATAGCTTGGGTTTCAGCTGATAACTCACTAGCCTTAAGTCCACATATTAAGGTCTTAGCCTTCAAGAGTAGATCATCATTCAAGTAGGACTTCTGTTGGTTGTCCATAATATCAATGATTCTCTTATATACCTCCATCATTGCTAAGTGGAACTGGTTAAGCGTTGTGTCGATAGCAGCAACCTTCTGTATGCCATTCATATTGTCATCAGAAAGTATGCTGTAGGTAGCCTCTCTTAGTGCCGATTGAAGCTTCCATTTCATATCATCTAACTGATCTAACGACATAACCTCATCAAATGATAAAGCTTTAATTCCAATATCAAACTTCATTGGTTCTTCACCTCCTAGATCATGATTTTTAAAATCAGTTATATTAGCTTGGTCATTCATAGCCCATATAACTGGGCTTACCTCATAGAGTTGTACTTCCTTTAGGTTTCTTACTCCTTGACCATCGTAATCGAAGTCTAGTGCCACATATCCAATACTTAACTCTGTGAATACACCATCCTTAATCAAGATCTTAACATCTTTACCCATAGAGGTATCTGATATCTTACCCTCTACAAATAAGCCCTTAGCATCTTCTCTTACTGTCACAGGTATGCCAATTGGCAACCACTCAGACTTGTGCATTACAAGAATCTTAATTCGGTTAAAGTTAGTAATCAGTGTCTTGGTAAATGCTCCTGGTAACATTCTATCTTTACCAGCATCTACATTATTAAATACTGAACCATAGCCTCTGAATATACCTTTCTCTTCATCAAACTCCTTAAGATCAAATGGAACGGTCATGTGTTTTATTTGCAATCATCTCACCTCCTTTTTAATACTTCTCTCTCCAGGCATTGGTAAATATATACTCTATTGCTAGTGTTGTGGTTGAGGTTAGAGCAAATACAACATCTTTACTTGGCCTTAGGTTCATATTAAGTGATTCTAGAAACTCATCAAACTTATCTAACGATGGTCTTAAGCCAAAGGTGAATAATACCTCTCCTCCCACATAGGTGCCATAATCCAATAAATTACTTGTAGAGTATTGTAATACAGAAGTAGTTGCCTTGTCAATAAAGGGTGCACCCCCAACTTCACTAGTTGAGTCTATGGATATTAATTCAACCAATACCCCCTTATTCTGGCCACTTAACTGTAGGTTTAGGTATTGTAGTATAGCTCCAATCCTATTAATCTTTGCCGATGGCATTAAAGGCCCCTGGAATGTGGTCTTGTTTCTAAAGGCAATTAGTGGTCTTCTACTATATGCTCCCGTAAGAGTTTCACCTGTTACTCCTAAACTAAAATTTCTATTAGTAGCTTTCTCATTATCACCATTCACCACAGTCATATTAAACGACCCCAGGCCTAGAGATATATCCTCAGCTACATCACCATTAGCAACTTCAATCCTACCTGGCAGGTAAGTATTAGCTATATGAGTTAACTTAGAAGTATTAGGGTACTTAATTATGTGGAATGGGAATATAGTAGAGTTCTCATTTAGTATCTCAAATATTATACCCGCAAACCCTAAGAAGCCATATCTAATTCTAAATATATTACCCATTGGGTTAGAATCATCAAATAGTACTCCACTGGGTCCTTCACCATCTAACTTATCCACATTCCACTCAGCACGAGGTACTGGGTATTCTACTCCAGCTCTTCTTCTACATACCACCATATCAGGAGCAAACCCAATGTAGAAGCCATCATCATCATCGAATAGACCGGCTCTACAGTAACCAGTAAGACTGTTGGGTTTTGTATATACAGGAGTAAACCAGATCTGAGCCTCATATCCCGGTATATATTGTAGGGGGTCAATAGTCTCTATACTCATTACACTTCCTGGAGTTGTACCAGTCCTTACCACAAGCATGTTACCATTCTCTATAGCTGCTGTACCACTACCTACTACTGTAGACTTAGATTCTGGTTCATTTATACCATATACAAACTGTGAGGCAATTGTAGCTACCCTCTTAGCAGTTACTATATCACCAAATACACTTATACTGGCATTCTGATTAGCTAGGTCTTTAAGTCCCTCAGACTTTATATATTCTCCGCCAATATTGTCATAGCCATCCCCGGTATAGATTAGGTTACCCTGACTATCAAAGGTTTTACCCGAATCAGCCCCCATCTTGTTCTGTTGCTCCTTAGACACTATATCACCTCCTAATTATCATAGGTTAAGAAACACCTACATCTAATTACATCAGCAGCACTACCATTAGCACTATCACCTGGGAATAATAATCCATTGTCGAAGAAATCATTAATTGGAACAGTATTACCATTTAACATTACATGGTTAGCTCTGTCTTTAGGTTTGTTACCCCTAACTGCTTCATCTCCAACGGTATTCCAAGTCTTAGAACCAAGTTCAGCACTTACTGCTGTCTCAAAACTACCAGCACTTAAGGCATTATGTGATTCTGTCTCAGCAATCATCTCTGCCCTTGAAGTACTTGTGATACCCATTGTGGTTTTTATTCTTTCTGCCATCTGTCTCCTAGTCTCACCCGCTTGTAAACCACTCACAATGTCATTCCTTATCTGCTTCTGTGTAGTTTCTGTTATGTCCCTAATCTCCGAGGCAGTCTGTGTCTCTATATAGTTTCTAGAGTTATGGTTTATAGTCTTGATGTTCACAAGTAGGGCATTGGTATTAGTTCCTTGTACAAACTTAACACCCGAGCCATAGGCAGCTTCTAGATTTATTGCCACAATGCCAGCTAACTCCAACTTATCCTTATCCCAATCTGTTAATTTATTCAGGATATCACTAGCATCAAGTGTTAAGTCTACACTAAGTAGATTCTTAATCAACCTTCTAGCCTGTTTATTAAAGTATGGGTTAAGCCTCTTATAAGCATTTCTCTCTAGAATATTAAGTAACCTATTAAAGGCTACTTCTGCTTTCTCCCGTTTGCTAGCTTTAGTCTCAACTAGAAACGTTTTTTTTTAATCTCTTCTGCTATAGCATCAATATCAATAATGCCATTTTCTGGTATATCAATTAGGTTAGAGGGTATCCTATAAATATCAAGGCCCTCTTTTGTACCAAAACCAACTGTCTCTCTCTTTTCATTCTCAGTTAAGAAAGTAGCCTTAGAAACATGGTCCCATAGTGACATTCTTTCTTCTCTAATAACATCAATGGAGTCTAAGTTTAGTTTTAGTTTGAATTGTTTACCATACTCAGGTCTAACTAACCCCTGATTAAATGATCTAACTATCTTCATTGCTAAGGGTATAGCTGTATCAATGTATAAACCCTTCTTAGCTTCCTTATAGTTGTTAAAGGTCTTAGATGCTGGGTCTCCCACTAGAATACTCGGTACTCCTAAACCTTCACAGATCTCTCTGGCTGACTGTTGTATGCCTTTCTCCCAGTCAAGGTCTTTGTTACTCATACCCATTTGCTTCCAACTCACATATTGGACTACTATAGGTTCACCAGCTTTGTCTACACCTTGGTACTTATCTCTAAATCTAGACTTCAAAGCTTCTACTTTATCCTCATCCATCCAACCTGCAGATTCTTTGTTAACCTCTAATATTCCAGAAGGTGTTGCTGAGTTCTGTAATAAGCTGATATTGTGTCTTCTAGAAGCATTGTTTTGGTCTCCTGAAGAAGCAACAGCTGACATGAGTGGTTGCCCTTTACCCAAACTACCATTCATATCTAGGGGGTTAAAGTTCTTAGCATGTATAATATCTTCAAATAGGAATGGAACTATAGAACCCATCTTGTACTCATAGCCTGATACAGGACTTACAGACCTAGTACTAGCATTTGTATTAAAGATAATATCTACTTTGTCAGGTCTGAGTGAGTATAGCTCTTTGGTCTTTTTGGTGCCATCCTTAACCTTCTCTGTGAAGGTATTACCATCTAAGGCAAAGTAACACACATAACTCTCAATTAGATCATTAAAAGATTGATAGGGGTTTGGGTTTTGTAATAAGTCAAGTATTGGATGGACTCTTACTTCTTGCTCATCACCATCCTTGTCTACTACATATAACTCCCACTCTATACTGTTTACTGCCTTTGCTATCTTGTCAATACAAGCAAACACGTATGGGTTAAGTAAGTACCCTTCCCTAGAGTAGGCCTCATAATTCTGTTCTGTTAAGATAGCACTACGTGTGTTAGTGATAGTGGCAAATATCTTGCTTTCCTTTACTTCCTTAGTGTCATTCTTACCCAGAATCCAATCTAAAACATTCATTCCTCATCTTCACCTCCTACCATACTTGAATTTCTGAATCCTGTTGTATAAATTCATTCAACATAGTGGTTCCATCCAATGCATCATCATGCTTAGCTTTACCATTCTTATTATACTTCAGTATTTCTTTAATGTAACGATCATACTCACTTCCAACCCTTACATCTTTTCTAAATCTAAATCTTTCTTTAATCTGGCCACTATTCATTATGATACGAGTATGTTTATTCTGAACAGTTGGCTTCCATGTAACAGTAGTTCTAGCACCTTCGGCTTTAAGTTGTCTTTTTATTTCAAGAGCATAACCCTTACCACCATTGTTAGACTCGAACTGAATACTATCTACCTTATGCTCAATAAGTTTACCTACTACCTCTGGTGATGATAACTCTATCGCTTCTCTAGTAAATACAACATCTACTATATATACCTCATCACCAAATACATACCCTATAGGTACACATAGAGAGTCACTACCTTCATCTGCTATATCACCAACTGATATCACAGCATCAGGGATGGTCTTCTCTATGTTCTTCATTTCAAACCACTTCATATCTTCTCTAATGTATAAACGGCCTTTAGCTTCGACAGGATTCTGCATAAATTCTGCTTCCCATATAAGCTCATCAGTAATACTCTTAAGATATAAGTACTCTCTTGTGCTCTTTACTTCTTCACAGAAAGATATCTCATTACCATGACCATCATCTACTAAAGCTGGTACATTTATAACTTTGTATTTTCTTTGAGATAAGTTCTCCTCATCTTCAAGTAATCTACCTATAATATCTCTCTTAGACCAACGAGTAGCAATATGTATCTCCTTACAACCCTTTTCCATACGAGACATATGGGTAGATGTGTACCAATCCCACTTCTTCTCTAGTACTCCTTCAGATAATGCTTCTTCAGCATTCTTAATAGAGTCATCTAGTATAGCAAACTTACTAGCACCAAAACCAGTTATAGCACCACCTACACCAGCACAGAAGTAAGATACACCATGTCTACTCTTCTCAAGTTCCCAGTTGTTAACCTTATCTCTTGTGAATTTAATGTAGCCAAATACTTCTTGGTAACCTTCACTCTTTATGATCTTCTTAATGTCATTGCTGAACTTCTCAGCTAGAGTAGAAGCATAGGTGTTTCTCATGATACTTTCTTCAGGGTATAAGCCTAACACCCATGCAGCAAACAGAGTAACTATATAACTCTTACCAGTTCTAGGTGGTAATGATAGGAAGATAATCTCTAGATCAGAGTCTATCATATCCTGTAACTCTTTAGCTATGGGCTTTAATACATTTTCCCTTTTCTTGAAGAACTTCTTATCTACAAATAAACAAAACTGCCAGAAATCTATCTTAGCAAGTTTTGCCATTGCTGCTCTTCTGAGTCTATACCTTAGATTATTCTTCATCTTCTAAGTCCTCAGTCTGAGCTAATATAGCAAACAGCTCTTCCTTAGTAAGACCATCTAAAGGACTAAGCTTTTCAACTTTATCATTAAAGTCTCTTTGTAGCTCAAGTCTTCTTTCCATTAGCTCAAGCTTCTTCTCTTCTATGCCTTTCTTCCAATTCTTTGGCATGTCAATGTATTCCTCTAACCTTTTAAGAGCATCTAGCTTATTATGGAATTTGATCTTTATGCCATTAGGACCTTCAGAGATCTCAGAGATGAGTTGCCCATCTACCTCAATTGATGACTTAGCCGCTACTGTTCCATTCTTGAACGCCACAAAATCTGTGATGTCCATAAATGCTATTCTCATGTATTGATTGAGAATATCAATAGCGTCAATCATGAGCTCCTCATCTCTTAAGCCTCTGATATACCTAAGGAAGGCCTTGACTTCTTCGTTATGATTCAACATATCATAGCCACGTTGGTAACATCTTGTTGATGGGTACCCTGCTCTTGCGGCAGCTGTTGTAGCATTATGAGTTTTGAGGTAGTGATAACAAAATAATCTTTCTTCTTCTGTCAGGTTAAAATCATCTTCGGCCTTATGGATGGCATTCTTAGTCTTATCTGATAGGGTGACTACATCACCAGGCTCTTCAACTACTAAATCTTTCCAGTTCTCATCTTTTATCCAAGCTCTCACTTGTTTCTGCTCAACTTTACCTACACGAGCTAGAATCTTAACTGATACAATGCCTTTATCTTTAATGTACCGTTTCTTAACTCTGGCTTTTGCTTTAATAAGGTCTGATTTCATTTGTTATCACCTCCTATTTTTAGATTTTTATGTACCAGATTGTAAATAATTTACATAAAGATGTCTATTTTGACCAATAAAAACACCTTGGCATATAGGATATAATCCAGTATTACCAAGGCTTTGGAGGACATTTTATGGGGTTTTATCTACTATTTGATAGGTTTATTGTACCAAATCATTGGGGGTTTGTACATGGAGTCAATTGAAAAAGGTTTAATTTCCTCAATATCTGGTTTGTATGATGTAAATTAACTGAATCAAATACTGGCTTTTGTAACATATTATCATAATGATCTATAAACATGTAATGAGTAAGTTCTATTAGTTCCTGCTCATCATCATTGTCTGGCTGTCCTTCAATAATAAGGTCTTGTACACAGTGTAGGTCATTATGTACATGGTAACCCTGTTGGTCTCTGAATAATAACCCAGTCTGGCTTAGTCCTATAACATGATACTCTTCATTATCCACCATAGCTATGATATTCATTTCTCCTCCTCCACTAAGTGGTAGGTACATTCAAATTGGGGTTCTTCTACAGAGAAGATGTGTCCTGTCACACCTAATACAATGTAGTCATTTACATTAACCCATTGATTACCTCTTGAAGAGGGTTCAGATATAATTAAGTTCTGATTACTTATTATATCTATAATACCATCATCAACTGCTTTAGTGAACCAGAGTGGTTTGTCCTTAGTTTCATCATCCCCTAGCCATTGAAAGGCATATACTCTCTGAGTTACTTCATACTTAGCCATTTTTATTTCTCCTCCTTGATCTCATCACCCGTATAACTATCAATGTTAGATCTGTTAATACCATAGCCAATTGATTTATGTTGTGGTAGCTTACCATGTTTCTCTTCAAACTCATTCACAGCCTCTTGATAGGCCTCTCTTTGTTCTCTTGTAAGTTTGTTGTCCTGTGGCCTGTTGTCCTTCATGCGTTGCTTAATGCCTGTAGTATTACCCTTTTGTTTCTCTCCTCCACCTGGTTCTCCTCTTCGCTTATCCTCAAGTAGAGCTTCCTTTATATGATCTGCATCCTCTTTGCTAACCTGTGACTTTAATTCTTTTATTTGTTTCTTAATGGTAACATAGGTCTTATTGCCATTCTGTCCTTTGTTTCTATAGTAAAGTTCAAGGTCTCTTAGTTCCTTCAACCTGTCTCTCTTACTATATTGAGCATTGGTGCAGTTCTCTTGTAGTTCCTTAAATGCCTCACAGCTATGGGTAAGTACTCCAAGGTTAGTGATTGTGATTCTAAGACATTTGTTACAACACTCTGGTACTATTTGCATTGTTCTGGCCTCCTAACTTTTATACCACTTGATTCTAATAATTGTATTCCTATTGAGTATCTATATTGTTCTAGGAATACCACTTCCTTGATTCCTGAGTTAATAATAAGATTAGCACATGCTTCGCATGGGTTCATGGTTACATACATGGTAGAATCTTTAAGAGCAATACCATGCTTAGCACAGAATGATATTACACCAGCCTCTGCGTGCATTGAATTGCTGCATCCAGGACCCTCGCATTCTGTACAGTGTGGTCTTCCTGATGCTACCCCATTATACCCTGTTGCTATAATCCTATTGTCTTTGACAATCACTACACCTACTTGCTTTCTCATACATGTAGATCTACCTGACATTGTGAAGGCTATCTCCATATTCACTTGATCTCTACTTGGTCTCTCCATGGTGGAACCTCCTTATAGAATAACATTGCTATATTGTGGGATTCTTTAAGATTGAAACCACAGTCTATGATACACATTAAGAATAGCCTGATATACTCTCTAAGCTCTTTCATATTTAACATGCTTTATCTCCTCCTTATATTGATATTATATCACTACATAAACTGGCATACAACTACTATACTCCCGAAAAAAAAAGAAGCAATTAAGCTTCTTATTTGAGGGATGATGATAATACCTTTACATTAGTGTATACCTTTCTACCATTAAGACCTGAGGTAACTTTTTCGAATATGTGGTATCTTGCTGTTTTGTATAGAAAATTAAGTTTGTCAGTGTTTAGTGGATTAGTGTTGTTTTCAATAGCCTGATAAGCCTCAAGTGTCATAGTTTTCATTTTGTATTCCTCCTGTAGTGGGTAAGTAGTTGTATTTGATTTGTTAAGTAATTATACCATAGAAACCCAGACTCTGTCAGGTCTTTTACCAAAGAAAAAAGAGCCCAAGTAGAAAAACCTTGGACCCAACTTAAGGGCTTATTTCAATAACCTCCCATATCTCTTAAGGTGTTTATAGTATCCCATCTCAGATTGTTCACAGTTGAAGAGTTCAGCATCACTCTTCTTGTTGTCCATTATATTCCTATATTCTTTAGACCATTGCTTATACTCATCACACCTCTCGTGTACTGTTCCCTTATTAGGACATGCCTTAAAGCATGGAGCCTTCACTGAGATCATTATTTTAATACCCTTACAGTTATGGTTAGTTTATCTAACTTAGACTCTATCATTAATGTGGCTTCTTGTTTAATGCGGACCATATGGGAACAGGGGTTAAACAGAAGAGTACATTCAACCTCTACTATTGTCACCTTGTAGTGATTAAGATTGATCTCTTTAAATATTTGTATGAATAGTTCTAACTTACTATCTTCTATGATCTTTTCTGAGTGGTTTAAGTAGTCATTGAGTCTTACTGTTGTAGTATAGGCAAACCAACTTTTAGGGCTACACTCCATAGAGTTATTGTATGGTCTATCTGTACACATGATCTAGTCCTCCTTATAGGAATGTAATGGGCAGTAGAAGTTAGCTGTGGTTATCATATTATCATTAGCCTCTACCATCTTCTCAATCTCTTCACAGTACCCTTTATTGTTCTTTGGTGTCAATCTATACCAATGTCTACAGTTGTGACAATGTCCCTGTAGTTTCTTTCTTGGTATGTTATTTCTTTGAGTCATAACCATTATAGATCACCTCCTACTACTTCAGCCTTTTGCCTGTACCATTACATTTTTTACATACCTTCATTTTATTGTCTCCTTTTATTTTTATTATATTAGTCTTTCCAATTCATGTCAAAGGTATGTCTAAGGGTATAGCCACACTTTGGGAATATAACATCTTGTTCTGGTAGATGTGGGTATCCTGAGCATATAAATCTTTTATCCGGTCCATGTTGTATACATAATCCATCTACGTATCCTATACAACCAGGATTGTCTCCTTCAATACATTCATTGCTTAGCTCTACCTTAGCATCTATAGGTTCCTGAGCATATTCTAATACTTCAAGGGTAGGTCTCCCCCCAGAGTCTACACCTTTATCTACCATGGCATTAAATCTCCAAGCTTCTATACAACACATACCACACATGTTACATTCGCCAGTTAATATAAATCCATTAGGAGTTATATCTCTCATTACAGACCATCCTCTCTTCCCCTTACAATCCTTCTAGAATTTACTCTTGATAGATATCTCGGGTAGTCATTGTTTGTGAGATAATTAAATATTCTATCCTCTATTACTTTTGAAGCAGCAGCATGTCCAAATATGAAACCTACTGTTAAAGATATAGTAATACATAAAGCTATTCCAATCATGTTATCACACTCCTTTAGTTTATATTATCAGTATCCTTAGTAGTTGTCAACTTAATATCTTTATATGCCCTGAACCAATAGTCTATACAATATAATGATATCACTATATGCTTAAGCTCTATATCCTTAAGTGCTACAAAACCGGCTAATGAACTAACAAGGGGTAACAACACACAACAAATTACCCAAAGCAATATGGGATGCTTATTCCAGAATATCATTTATACCAAGCCCCCAACATTCTCTATAGCTTCCTTTAGTTTTGCTCTTAGTTCTCTATTCTCTTTATATTGTTCTACAATAACCATAGCTAATACCTGTTCGAAATTCATTCTTTGGGAATAAGAATAGAAGGCAGACTTAGCTGTTGGACTCATATCAAATACTATAGAGAACTCCGGGAATATATGCTTTAATTCAGATAGCCTCTGTAGGTTCCCCCATGCTATAATATCCTGGGTAGGTGGTGGTTTGGAGATAGCTTCTGTCAGTCTACTCATAAGATCTGGTTTGATATTTAACTTCTTCTTTGCTCCTTCTTTAAATATAGGTCTTGCTGGTACATAAGGCTTACCTTGTTCTTTCATATGGTTTCACTCCTTTACCTATATGGTATAAATGTTACCTCTAGCTTCTCATTAATCCCTCTTACATTTCTAAAGGTCTCTATCTTGGTGATACAAAACTCTTGCTTAAAATTGAACTCCCCATTATTAAAAGTTAAATCTAGGGTAATAGGTTCCATTGGTGGCCACTTCTTACATAGTGATTGTAGATACCTACTTCCTTCTGAATCTAACTTAAACGGTATTACCATAGCCTTCATCATCCTTAACCATCTCCTTCTTAATCATCACTAATAACTAATATATAGAACAGTACTAATAGTAATACTAAGTTCACTCTACATCAATCCTTTCTCTACTAGGTAGTTGTTGACCTTCACCCTCATCTCTTTACTTCCAAACTTACTAAGTAATTCCTGAGCAGCCTCCTTACTATTAGACTTACCTATCACAAGATCAAGTAGATAATATAGATCTGAATCATCCCAACATGCTTCTTCTAGTAAGTAGTTGATTAACTTATAAGAGAATAGTGGTTTCTTCCTACTCTTACCTTTTACATTATCACCAAACTTCTCCTCTAGAGCCCATACAGATAACATGGGTCTATCTGAGTCTCTATCCATTATATCCCAATTCTTTAGAATTGTGTAGAAAGATCTAACCAATCTATCTTTACCACTACTGTCAGCATTATAATTAAGGAACTTAGATAGTAATTGCTCAATGCTCAATAGTTCTAACTTCACAGGTTCTTCTTTCTCTGAAGTATAGATACCTATCTCTGTTAAGAGCTCATGGAGTTTATGAATATTAAACAGATATACATCATCTCCACTACGATTAATGCCTACTTTTATATACTTCTCACCTTTAGTGTATACTTGCTTGATTTTTGCCTCCTTGTGTATGTATTTATATAGCCGTAAAAGGCGATAGAAGGCACCTAGGTTAATAGTTAAGCCTATTTGCTTGATAAGTCCTAGGAAGTTCTGCCAAAAGGCCTTATTATGCCATATTTTATAGAGATCTTCTCTAATACTTCGATAGTATTCTTCTGTGATCTGATAGCTCCTCCCAGTATAGTTGATCTCATTATAATAGTCTGATACTATCTCTTTCGCCATCGTCTCATTATAAGGAAACTCAATATCACTTATCAGCCACTTGCTTATAGCTTTCTTATCCTTACTGCTCGCGTACTTTAGAACACCATTCACAAGTTTAAGAACCAGAGGTCGTTGGTATTTTGGAAACAGAGCATGGTATACTTCTGGGTCCAGTGTAGTTCTGGCTATGTACTTAGCTTCTAGATGGTGTAAGTCTTTGCCTGTAACCATTTGAATCACTCCTTTCAGTCTATTATATCACAATTGTAGAAGTAGGTCAAAGTCCAGTTAATACTATTAATAGGGTTGGGGAGAATAGAGAGAACCCTTAACACTTTCATGCTTTCGAATGGCACCGCATTGCAGTGAGCGAGCATACAAGTTGCGAAGCAATACGCAGTATGTGTAGTGTAGTATACTTAGTTAGAAAACTCCATCTTCGATGGTTTTCAACAGTATACTCACAGCAGGGCCTACGAATGAGTGTTTGCAATGCTTTGAGAATTAAAAACCTTGATTTCACCTAGACTCAAAAGCACGGAGTACTGTAAAAGTGCTAGTACGCAATAGATGAGTTGTACTAAAGCCATACTTGTGAAACAACAAAAAAGTATGGATGCCAGTAAACGATACATGAGTACTGTAAAATCACCAGTAAACGATACATGAGTGTAAGGAATCAATTTCGTAGTAAACGATAGATGAGTGTAAGAAGATCAAACTTGTGATACAACGACTTTTTCTTTTAGCTCTGGCAGCAAACTAGCCGCGTCAGCGCTTAATATGCGCTCTCTACGATCGTTTTACCAGTAATCGATAGATGAGTACTAGCCACCATACTTTTAGTACAACGCAGCTATCGTTTACTAGGAATTATCCTTATACTCACATATCGTTTACTTAGACGTACGATTTATCTACTTTCTCACTAAAACTCTTCCTTTTTAAGGCCTCTGACAGTTACACCTGAGAAAATATGTAACTTATGACTAAACTATTGCGTACGAGCCTAAAAACGGCCTTAAAACACTACGTTTTATACACCTTATAAATGAATAACTTACCATGTAACAGAAGTTTCTATTGTAGTCCTCTAGAACCTGTGATACAATAGAAGTAATAAATCACTTACCCATTCTAAGGGGGAATTGAAAATGATGAAATTTGATAATACTAAAAGCTGGAAGGAACAAGAACTACCAATTAAATGCTCTAAATGGTTCCCAATCTGTGGAAGTCATGTTAAGAATGTAATATTTGATGTATACTTTGAAGATTATGGTGTAAGTAGTAAAGTGTATATCCACAGACAGAATGCTTTTAAGATGTTATGTATGAGTGGGTCTCCACAATTCTACTCTATATCAGGTGTACAATTTGAGGATGGTACTGAGACATATGCTAAGTGGTATCAGGATAGAATCTCTAACTGCTTTAAGATTGTGACTATTGGGGGTACTATATTAGGACTACAAGGTGGGTATAATCAAAGAATACCTGAGAATTGTTATCTAGATAATGGTGAATGGAAATTAACAAGCCAGCTACCAGAAGGAGCTATCTACCATTATTGTCTTATTTAAAATTTAGGCCTTTAGGGGCCTTTTTCTTAGCGTAGACTATTGAGATAGTTCGGGAGTTCTGGTATAATAGAATTAATAAAACAATTACTCTACTAGAACTTGAAAGGTGGTACTAACATGACTAAGATGCAGATAATAAGAACTTACTACTTCGATTTTACTAATACAGATGAGTTTAAAGATTTTGACCAAAGAATAGATGTACTAATGGAACAGGACAGAATAACCACAGGTGCAAGATACTACATCCATGATTTCTACAAATGGTATGGGGCTAGGATGCTATCTGATATTACCTCTAAAGCTGTTCAGTCTAAAAACTATAATAGGTATATAAAAAGAGTTAGCCTTTGGGACTATACTTACTACATGAATGATATTATAAAATCTTTCGAAGAGATGAAAGCCTTTGTAATTGAACAGGAGAACCTACCTTTTGAAGAAACACAGAAACAGGTACTCATAGCAAAAGGAGAATTAGAGACTGAGTAAAGTCTCTTTTCTTTTTCGTTGAGATATCTATCAGAGTCTGGTATAATTAGTATATAAACAACAACCACTACTGAGGAGGAGAGATTAATATGTTAGATAAGATTCAATTATTCGTAAATGGTGTAGAACAGTTAAGAATTGAAATTGGTTTAGGCCCCCATGATCTTATAGAATCTAAGTTTTATATTGGTATGGATTCTGGATTAAAATGTGTTGAACTGGAAGAGTTTATTGAAGGCTTTAAGGTCTATGATAAATTATATCAAACCACAACAAATGAAGACTTTAGGGAAGAATATGATCTAATACAGTGGGCTATATTTCTATTTACCTATGACGATATAGATCCTCCTATGCAGGAATGTATAAACTGCTCCTATAGAAACTGTATAAGATGCCCAAAATTAGAAGGCCAACAATAGTTGGCTTCTTTCTTTTTTCGTTGAGATGTGCCTGAGTCTGTGGTACAATAGAACTAATAATTGAGGAGGTAATGATATGAGACTATGGCACAAGGACTTAATACCAGTACTACCACAGAAACAACTAGTTGCACAATGGAGAGAATTACTGGCAATCAAAGGAGCAATTGATAAGAATGGCACACCCAACCACAGATTAGTGAATAAAGTACTAGACTACTCATTGTTACACTTTAAGGCCTATACCCAATTGGTATATGAGGAAATGATAAGAAGAGGATACCAGCCAAGTGAGATCAAGTATAACTCTGTAATGAATTGGTATAGTCCTTACTTCCCAAAATGGCATATGTCTATGTTAGTATACATTTATGATCTATGGCATAATGATAGATACCTAAGGCAGTGTTATTACAATCTACAAGAGAAGTATGATTGTGGTATAGTATCGGATGAGGAATGGAAGTTAATTGAGGAGGTAGTAAGCTTATGAAGATCATTGGTAGACTAGAAACATTTATTAAGATGTGTGAGAATGATTTTGAAGAAGACGAACATGTAATCAATAACCCACTAACTTATGATGAGTTTGAGGAAGTACAACAGCTGGTAATAAAGCTAAGAAACTGTGTAGACTATGTAGATGGAAGTATATTCAAGTAAAGGAGAATTATGATGGCAGACTTAGAAAAGAGCATTATTAAGTTATCTATTACAGTTGATGAGGCTAGAGAAATATCTAAGATATCTAAGGATACTATGAATAGAAAGTTTGAGCTTGAGAATGAACAACTACTTGCTATTGTATTTAACACCATTAGAGATGCAGCTAATACAGGTGATTATAGTATAAATGGTAGACATCTACCTAGGATGACTAAAAAGGTTGGTTCTAGCTTAAGTCATTACCTAGAGAATCTGGGATATGTAGTTGGATTCCAAAATATAGACCTGGGGTTAGGATTTATTCAATATATAAGTTGGGAAGAAGAGAATGAGGATGAGGAGGATTGTGATGAGTAAGGAAAGAGATGTACTTAAGGCCAGACATAAAGAGATCAAGAAGATGAGTGCTAATAAGCTTAATGAGTTCCTGCATGTGTTTGCAGGGAGCTATGCTGATACAATCTTAGTAGAGGCTATGAAGGTACTACATGATGAGTTTGGTTTTGGTCCTAAGAGACAAGCTAAGTTTATAACCCTACTAAATGAAAGATTGAAGGAGGAGTAGTAGATGAAGTTTAATTGGGAGATCACAGAGACAACTGATGTAAGAACACTAGAAATTGAAGGTGAGGTATTCACAGAGGAATGGGTACATCAAGAGGGTATCAGAAAATGTACTGGACCAGGGCTTGACGAATTGGTAGAAGAACATATGGGAGAAGAATGGTCAGAATACCATGAGGAATTAATACAAGCTCTCTTTGATGAATCTTATGGTGATTTACAGCATATAATGAAGGACATAACAGGAGGTTATGATGAGTAGAGAACAAAGACAGATAAGAGGTTTAATGATATCTATGGTAATAATGTCAATAGCCTTTAGCATATTCGCTATGTGTGCTTACAGATTGATGCAGAAGAACCAGGAGTTCATTATGATTACAGCTGAGAAGATGACCATGCAGAATGAGATCATAGAGGATAAGTTATGTAACTTAGAGGATGTGATGAGTGATGATCTTAGTGCTCTACATGAAGAAATTGGAGTCATGCAGGTAGAACTTGAAGAATGAACTCAACGGAGAGAAGAACTAAGGCTGTTGGCTAGGATTGTACATGCCGAAGCAGAGAATCAACCTTACATGGGGAAAGTACTGGTAGCTAAGGTAATATTGAATAGAGTAGAGGGGGATAGTTGGTTTGGTAATACAATACCAGAAGTTATCTACAAGGGTAATGGCAGCCAGTTCAATGCAATAAGTAGAGGATGCTTTAAGAGGGGAGAGTATACAGAAGAGGACATGCAAGCAGTAAAGGAAGCATATGATCTAGAAGGTTATGATGAACTACTGTACTTCTACAACAAGGCAATATCCACAGATAAAGAGTTTGTGTACAGCATGACTAATAGAGAAGTATTACAAGTTGGTAATCACACGTTTAGTAGATAGGAGGACTATAAAATGATTAGAGAGTATGATATAGAGAGAGTTAATAACCTATTGAAGGTTACAATCTTACTAGAAGAACTACCCAAGTGGATTAATCCCCACAATAAATCTGATATATTAAGAGCAGTTGCAGATCAAGAAGAAGCTAAGGAATATAGAGAGGCACAGAAGTTGAAACAAGAGCAGGAGTTTATTGATAAGTTCTATGGGTACTTCAGAGATGGGGATGATGAGAAATGTGATTCAATTGAGGAAATGAACCAACTAGTCCTTAAGAGAATGGGCTACAAGCTTATGGAGTTAGATGAGGATGACCTAAAAGAGGTTGAGGAAATGGAGTTTGATGAATTTGTTCACTGGCTTAATAAGACAATAAATAAGAGTGGAATACTTGAAAAGTGTTATCTTGAAAAGTGTTATATTGAGGATAGCTTATTAGATATTATAGAGGGTAATACCCATCACCTGAAATCATGTGATAAGGAATTATTACTTAGTATCTGTAAGGTTATGGCTTTGGAGTCTGGTGGAACAAAGAAGAACATATATGATAGGATACTAGCTAATTTTGGCATTGAGGAAGGCTAAAGAAAGAGGGAGTGAGATGTAATGATATTATCTATTGGAGATGTAATAGAATTAGACCTAGAGACTGGAACCTCTGAACATGAGATCACAGAGTATTATAACAAAGTAATAACCCTAACTAGTAAAGGGGGAGTATCATCTTACTGGAATGTACCTGTGATTCAAGAACTACTAGATCAAGGAAAGTTAAGGAGGCTTAAGAATAATGAATGTCTGGTGTTCCCTAAGATCATATTAAAGAAATAACCTTTGACATCCAGAAAGAACTATGATAATTTAATAATGTAACTAATATACTTAAGGAGGAATTGTAGATGGTAAACTTAGTAAAAGGACAAAAGGTAGATTTAACAAAAGCAGCACCAGGTATGACAGAGGTAACAATAGGCTTGGGTTGGGATGTTGGAAATGGTGTATCCATTGATCTAGACGCATCGGTTGCTCTAGTGGATGAAAATGACAAGGGCCTTACTCTTGTATATTTTGGTAAACAATCTGCCCCTGGGGTAAAACACTCTGGTGATAACCTCACAGGTGAAGGAGATGGGGATGACGAACAAATCTTCATCAATCTACCTGAGATACAAGAGGATGTTCACAAGCTTAAATTTATTGTGAATATTTATGATGCTGTGTCCAGAAGACAGAACTTCGGACAAGTACAAAATGCCTTCATCCGAGTTGTGAACAAGGTAACCAATGAGGAGATGCTTAGATATGATCTATCTGAGGATTACAGTATTGAGACTGGTGTTATCATCGGTGAGATGTACAGACATAATGGAGAATGGAAGTTTGCTGCCTTGGGTGATGGCTTTGAGAATGGCCTTACCGAGATTTGTACTAACCTAGGATTATAAAACTAACCAAGACCCTTCGGGGTCTTTTTTAGAGTATGCTATTGAGATGTATTGATATCTCTTATATAATGTAAACAATCAAATAATACTAGGGGGCTTAAATGAAACGAATTGAGAAGTGGTACAAGAGTTATGAGGAAGAGGAAGCTATAGCTTATGCTAAAAAGAAAAAACTTAGAATATCACATGTACCGAATGGGCCATTAGGAATGGACTACCTAGTATATGATAGGCTTAATGCTTATCACAGACAAAGGTTTAATGAACAAATAAGGGTTAAGAACCAATGGAGGTATTTCTCATGTGAGGATAAGTGGAGAGATGTTATACATAGGGATGAAGCCTCATATGCTCCTTATGTACAAACAGACCACGATAACATACAGCTATATGTAAATCCAAGTAGTGAGATTGATAATAGACTTATATGGAAGGAGGGACCAGATCATGGGTAGAATTGAGATAGTAACAAGTAAACCCAGAGATCCCTTGAAATACTCTAAGAAGGGGCTTCTTACTAAATTATCAGAAGAATGCCATGAGTTAGGAGTTGAAGCCTGTAAGGGTATAATGGGTAGTGTAAGAAGAAACAATATGGAAGAGGAGATGGCACATGTACTGTTGTACATTGAGAGAGTAGTTGAAAGATTTGGCCTTAACTGGGATAGGATATTAAGAATCAAAGATAGTAAGGAAAAGAGTAAAACACTATAGGGAGGGATAACATGAATAAAAGCTTAATGGTAGTGCTAAGAAGTATGATAGTAGTATTTGGTATCAGTATAATTACGGTGGTGGGAGTTAAGTTAGATATAGCCTATGGAAATAGAGCATATGGCATTGATGAATTGGAGGGTAAGTTATATGCTCAGTCTACTGTGAACCATTCTCAACAGAATGAGATCAACAAACTATACCAACTTGTAGAGGAACTTAAAATGGAGAATCAGGCACAAGCTCTATTAATATCAGAACTACAGCAATAGACTTTCAGGCTACATTAGGGTATTATTTATTATAAAGGAGGAGTTACTAATGTTTAAATGGTTAAAGAGTCTATTCACTAAGGTAGATTTCCTAGATAGGCCTATAGAACAAAGACTATTATGGTCTCATGTGTCACATGTTAATACAAAAAGGAGAGATAGTAGATGAGTAATATATTTATAAAGTGCCCAAAATGTGATGAATCCATAAGGGTAACAGCTAGAGACTTTAATGAAGGGAATTTCATAATGGGAAAGATTTTATGCAACGGGTGTGGGGCTAATATAAGTTTTAGAACTACTGTACAACTACAAGACTATGCAGAAGAATTACAGGAAGAACTACATGCTCCTGCTTGGATTCCACAGGTTGCTATAGTCACAGCTAATAGTATTAATAATCTAGCTGCCAGATTGAATAGTGAAATTATAGAACTAATAGAGAATTATACTATTAGAAATATAGTAGTAACCCCATTACAAGCTATAAGTGGTATATTCATTTATGAGATACATTACGAATTAGAGTATTAAACTCTCTAAGTTCTATTGACTCTACTCTCTAGTTCTGGTATAATTTAATTAATAAATGATCTTACCCTAACTGAGAAGGAGATGTTAACATGAACAACATTAAAGAGAGAATCCAAAAGGTATTGAACTTGGCAGAAAGAGCAGGAACTCCAGCAGAAGCACAAAATGCAATGATGAGAGCAAGAGAAATGATGGCTAAATATAACATAGACTCAGCTGAATTACAGAAGTCTAACCCAGAAGAAGTCATCACAAGAAGGACTGATATAATAGTTAAGAACCATGTGTGGGGTATTATATTCCAAGAAGTTGCACAAAGCTTGAGATGTAAAATTGCATTAAGAACTATTAACAGAACTGACTATGTAAGTATTTGGGGCTTTAGCTGTGATGTTGAAGTAACAGAAGCTATTATAACAAGTGTTATAAAAGTAATGGAGAAGGAAAGAAGAAGACAAAACAAAATAATCAAATCACAGGGATTATGCCCTAAAGGTGTTAGGAATGATGTAAGTAAAGGATTCTATGAAGGGTTCAAGGAACAGGTTAGGAATTTTGATAGTATCCATGAACAATTCGCATTGGTGTTACATGTACCACAGAAGGTATCTGAAGTCTTTACTAATGATACAGACATAGTCCAAACTAAAGTTAAGAATCATGCTGTTAAAAACACATCGGCTTTCTATGCAGGTAAAGATCTGGGCTCATCATTCAATAGGGGGATTGAATAATATGGCTTTATATGAACAATCAAAATTATACACCAGATATTTGGGGATAGCTAAAAGCTATCCTCAGGAAGTTAAGGACCATGAGATAGCTAGCTCAATGGCTATAGCATTTAGTATACTAAAGAGTAGATACCCACAGCTTAGTACATTTGAGAAGCAGATGATAGGTATACAATTAGGTAGGATTGAGAAAAGCTGTATAGAGTTAAAAGCACTAAGGAGTAAGATCACAGAGGGTAGGGTTGACTTTATAAATAGAATGAGGAAAGCATATGACCAAGAAAAAGAAGAAACTAAAACCCAGCAAGACCATTAAGCTTAATACTCTTGGTAAGGGTGAGACTGATATAAGGCTGTTGATGAAGAGAAGGTGGTTACAAATACTGGTCCATAGTTGCATATACTATAGACACCACACATCTCTGATAAATGACCACCAATGGGATGATTGGTCTAAAGAGCTTATAAAACTTGTAAGGAAGTACCCAAAGATAGCTATGAGTATGCCAGAGTCAAATTACCTTTTAGAGTTTGATGGTTCTACCGGCTTTGATCTACCACTCACACTACCTTGGATAAATAATAAAGCCATGCAACTAATATCTTATGAGAGGAGGAAAAGGAGTGTAGTTAAGTTACACTTCAAATAATTATGGCAGATCATTTTAAGGAGCTATTAAAAACATGGCACAAACAGCCTATTTTAGGATGTGTGGAGGCTAACATAATAAGGACTTTCTGTCCCCATATGTTCTTCCAGGATACGAAAACAGAAATGGAATGCAGAACACCCACAGGAAAGTTAAAGAAAGGATTCTCTTGTGAGAAATGTTGGGGACATAAAATAGGGGGTAATGAGGTTGGTAAAAAGAGTAAGGAAGTCAAAGAAGTCAAAGAAGGCAGAGGTAGTACAGGAACTAAGCCTAGTAAGAAGAATGGGGTTAAAAAGTCTGGAACCAGAGATACAAAGAATAAAAGAAGGTGATGTGGCTTTATTTGTTAAAAGGGCATTGATGGAATGTGTAGATGAGTCCTTCTTTATATTACCTGCTTCGGCTACAGGTAAATTTCATCCACAACCTAGTTCTGGAGTTGGTGGCTTAGTAAGACATGTTAAGGCTGCATGCTACATAGCTTCAGAAATGAAGATAGTAGTTAAAGAGTTAGATCATGATCTGGTACAAGCTGCTTTAATATTACATGATATTGGTAAGCCAGATTGGGACCACCCTATAAAGGCTGCAGCTATCCTAAAGCCACTCAAGAAAGAGTACCCTACTATATATAAAGAAGTATGTAGACTAATAGCTTGTCACATGGGGCAATGGAATAATAAGAAAGGTGAAGAGATAGAGTTCCCAATCCCTCAGAAACCAGATGAAATGTTTGTCCACATGTGTGATTATATTAGCTCTAGGAAGGGTCTGGCCTTTATATATAATCAATATACAGATTATTCTGAATTTTTATACTAAGTTCGTTGACATTAGACATTAGGTATGGTAATATAAGAATGTACTCAAAACAATGTTGATTAAAAACATATTAAACTATCCTGAGGAGGAAATGAAAATGGCAAAAGCTAAAGCAAAGTGGTTAGAGGAAGCAACAAATGTAGAGTTACTGGGTTTTGCAAAAGAAGGATTCGGTGGGGATGACAAAGCTTCTAAGAAAGCTGAGAAAGCTATCGATGAATTGATTGAAAGAACCCCAGAAGATGGTGATGTATCAGTAGAGGAAGCTATCGAAGCTGCTAAGACTGCTCTTGATGCTGTGAAGTCTGCTTATGATGCTGAACTAGAGGCAATGGATGAAGATGGTCCAGATGCTGAAGAGTCTGAAGACGATGACGAAGAAGAAGGTTCAGATTATGATTCAATGTCTAAGAAAGAACTCATCAACATCGCTGCAGAAGAAACTGATGTGACAAAGAAAGAGCTTAAGAAGATGAGCAAAGAAGAGATCATTGAATTGTTAGAAGAATCAGATGGTGATTCTGATGACGAGGAAGAAGAAGATGATGCTTCAGATTATGAAGACATGACAAAGAAAGAACTTGCAGCTGAATGTAAGGAAAGAGGATTGAAGGCTGGAAAGAAAGATTCCAAAGAAAAGTTGATCGCCCTGCTTGAGGCTGATGACGAAGAATAATCATAAATGATAAAATCCAGGATGGGGTGTAATCGTTACACTCCTTTCTTTTAAGTTAGGAGGACTCAGTCGTGAGCTTTAATAAACCTAAAGCTATAGTATGCCTGAATGATGGTACTGTATACCAATCTATCAGCAACTGTTCTAAAGTACTTGGTATAAGTGCTCAGAACATAAGAAAAGTTTTACAGGGTAAAAGGAAAAGCTGTAAAGGTTATGAGTTCAAATTTGTAGAAGACTAATAAAGGGGTAGGACTATGAAGCCAAGTATAAAGTTCCTACAAGATATATACCACAAGCAATGTGAAAAGGGTGACTACATAATCTTGTCCGTTAAGGGCCCCAATATTAAGTGGAAGGATGTATCAATCCCATATAATAATTTGGATAAAGGACTCAAAAGGTTTTTTAAGGATTACCCTCACAATCTATATGATCTCTATTGGTCTCCAATGCCTTACAGTAAACCTAATAGGAGAATAGATAACTCATTACCATCAAAATATTTAGCACAAGATATAGATGAGTTTGAGGATGTAGGAACATTAGACCCAAAACCTACGATACTCTGGGAATCATCACCAGGTAAGTATCAAGGATTATGGGAACTAGACAGATATATTGAAGAATCAGAATATACACCACTGAACAAGGGCCTGGCAGAATTTATAGGTTGTGATGATTGTTTCGACTATACCCATGTCTATAGAATACCGGGAACTACAAACCATAAGTATAAGAATAAACCCTTAGTAGAAATGCCTGAAGTAGGTAAGAAGCTATATAAACCTAAGAACCTAAGAAAGCTTGTATCTGTAAAGGAATCAAAACCAAGCCAAAAGGTTGAAATGGACTTTAGTACCATTAGTCTCACAGAGAGGCAGCTATATGCAAATTATAGTATGCCAAAGAAAGTTATGGACTTACTAGCTTTAAGAGATATATCATCACTTGATAGAAGTTCTACCATTTGGTATATAGAGAACAAGTTATTAGATATAGGAATGTCACCGGATGAAGTAATATTCCTGGTTAAGAACTCGGCCTTTAATAAATATAAAGGTAGAAATGATGAAGACAAAAGATTAAGGAAAGAGTTAGATAAGATCATAGGGGGTAAGCTTGATAATGATATCTCTAATGACGAAAGTTTAGGAGACTTTACCATAGACTCTTATGATGATGTTATGTCCAATATGAAGTCATTTCCGGGTTGGCTCATTGAAGGGTTTTGGGGTAGAAGGTCCCATGGTATTGTAGCTGGTCAACCTAAGGTATTCAAGTCTACTTTTACACAAGACTTAGTGGTGTCAGTTGCATCAGGAGCACCATTCTTAGGTAAGTATAGAGTACTAGAACCAGGACCTGTGATAGTAGTCCAGAATGAGAATGCTGATTGGATAATGAAGGACAGAACAGAGAAGATCATATCTCATAGAGGTTTAGTTGGCAATGTAAGTAGGAAAAGAGATATAATGAAAATAAAATTTCCACCCAACCTACCTATACATTTTATAAACCAACAGGGTTTTAGTATGAGTAGTATTGACCACAAGAAACAATTAGAGGAATTAGTGCAGAGAGTAAAACCCGTACTTGTGGTATTTGACCCCCTCTACCTTATGTTTGATGGTGATCTAAACAAAGCTTCTGAGCTTAATCCCGCACTGCAGTGGTTGCTCCACCTAAAAAATAATTATAAGACTGGAGTAATGGTTATACATCACTACAATAAAGGAGGGAATGCTACACAGACTAGGGGTGGTCAAAAGATGATGGGTTCTGGTATACTACATGGCTGGATAGAATCAGCATGGTATCTTAAGAGATCTGATGAAGACTTAGAGACACCTCTAACTGAAGAAGACATAGATACCCAATCCTCAATGCCATCTAAAGTTATCATGGATAGAGAATTTAGACTTGCTGGCACATTTCCACAGGTTCAGTTAGATATAAAGATGGGTGTATTTGGTGACCCCTACTACCATGTTGAGGTTAATAAGGTTGGTGAAGACCCCACTAAAGCCAGAGAACAGATAATAACTTTACTGAAACAACATCCCAATGGTTTAACCAGACAAGAGATTAAAGATCATGGACTTAACCCAAGTCTAATAGATGACATGAGACTATTTAAAAATGGACGCTATAGGATTGACACATAGCTTATATATGGTATAATGATGATAAGGAGGTCTATCCTATGGTATTCACATTAGACTTTAGTAACAACAAACTTTACCTTAGAAGAAACTTAGTTGTATTTATTATAAAGAATCGGAAAGGGGGAATTGTATACCATTCTGGGTTTCAAAGGTTTGATACTAAGAAACAGATGGAGATATTTTCAAAGAGGCTTATGAAAGAATTTGAGGGCATACATTATGAATTGCATTTCGTAGATGTTTACAAGGCCAGTCCCATTGATGAGTTAAAACACAGGTCTAGTGCTAGACAAGTATGGTGTCCATACTGTCAAAGTTGGCAAATATTCAAAAGCCAAAAATTAACCCATAAGCAATGCCCAGTATGTGGGGTATCAGATCAAGATTATTGGCTTAAGAAATATAATCATACATGGGGAAGAAGTGTTGAAGGAAGTACTACATCAAAAGGAGGTAAGAAGAAATGATTATTATCTGTACCGGAATGGATAACACTGGTAAGACTACACTTGTTGCTGAGTTAGCCTCATTATTACCTGATGTGAGTGTAATTGGTAAATCACCCGGACCACTAAGCAAATTTGAACAAGAGCAGTGGATGCTTAGTCAACTTAATAAGAATACTAAAGATACCATACTGCTATATGATCGTTTTGCTTTCATAGAAGAAATGGTCTATGGTAATGTATTAAGAGATACACCGAAATTTAGCTTCAATGATCTTGTAGTAGAGTCTGTGAAAAATCAAAACCCCTACATTATCTATACTAGAATACCAGACCAATTTATTTTTAACTTTGGCGATAGAGAACAATACCCCGGAGTTATAGATAAGAAAGTACAGCTATTAAAGCAATGTGATAATGTATATCAAGAACTAACCTATAAAGGTTGGAACACAGTGATATATAATTATAAAAACAGCAGTTTAGAAACCTTAGTGGAAGACATTATCAAAACTTATGAGGAGGGCAAAAGATGAACATTACACACGCATTAGATGAGGAGATAACGGGTGACAGACTACAAGCTATATTTGACAGACAGAGGGAACTCATGGTTAAGTACCACCCCATTGAGTCATTATCGGGTCTTTGTCAAACGGAGGATAACCCCCTTAATCTGAACTGTAAAAAGTCACAAGCTAGGATTAAGGACTTTGCTTGGAGAATCACAGAAGAGCTAGGGGAGGCAATTGACGCTTTAGAACATACTGGTATTAGTGAACACTTCAAAGAAGAGCTTGTAGACGGCCTACACTTCTTAACAGAACTTACTCTACTATGTGGTTGGGACCATGATGATATATTAGACATATATCCCAGAGAAGGCTATGACTATCTGGATCTGTTATTATCCCAAACAAATGGCATAAAGGGTTATTGGAATGGGATGTATGTTCAGGAGTTCATCCAAGAACTTGGAATGATGTGTAATACGCTTAAGAATAAGCCATGGAAACAAAGTCAGATGCTAACTGATGTAAAGGCTTTCGAAGAACAACTGTCTAAGGTATGGATTAAGTATTTTACTTTCTTTAAGGCTGCAAATATGCCAGCAGAAGATATAGCCAATGTGTATCTCAAGAAATCACAGGTTAATGCTTTTAGACAAGGCAGCAAGTACTAATGTTGGTTAAGCACTACAAAGACCTAGATGAGTTGTTCCTGAAATTAAACCAAGGGTTTCTTGAGAACCCTGATGAGTATATAACCTATACCCAATCTATCCAGGGATACAATGATAATGTATTATTAACTTGTGAGTCTCATAAATGCTCACTTGATCTAGGCATGTTTGGGTATAAGTCTGGTAAATGGCCACATCTACTTAGAACCTACATTGACTGGGAACAATTAGAACAATTCAAGGCTAAATTATCAAAAGCTTCGGGTATGTCATTGACTTACTACTTTAAACAGAAACAGGTAAACAATGGCTCTTGTTTACTAAATGTAGTAATCACCAGAAAGAAAAGGAAGGGCCCCTGGACTAAGATCAATATGAACTGGAGGACCTCTGAATCTCAAAGAAGGTTTGCAGCAGACTTAGTTCTGGTACACCACTTCATAAATGAACTACCTGAGTGTTGTCAGATTGATGATATAGCATTCTACTTTAATCAGATCTACTGTTCGGGTATGTTTATAAATGGTTACTTCGACTTCTTTGGTATACCAAGAAAGGGGATAAGCAAAAGTAAACACCCCTGGCACAAGTCGCTAATGAGTAATTATGAAAGGTTCTTCAAAACAGTAGATCAAATTCACAGCTACAAAGCACTACAGAGAATGCAACATTTATATTTTAAGATTGAGAAGTTCCCGGCTATACCAATAGAGTCTTTGTCAATCAAAGATCACTTTGAGAAAGGATGATGTTATGTCTAGATATTGTAAACAATGTAAGCAGTGGGTATCTCCTAGGAAAACTAGCTTTAATTGGTTGATATTCACTTTAGGACTATTAACGGCTGGAGTTGTATCAGTAGCATACTTGTGTTATTATATTATTAAATTCAAAACTAGGTGCCCCATCTGTGGGTGCCATACTTCACTATTCCAGGGAGGACAACACTAATGAGATTTTATGTATCAGCAACAGAGGCGTTTGAGGAAATCAAAAGAGATATTAGTGAGATGGGTATACTAGTAAAGCCTAAGTCAATGCAGGACAAAAACATAGAGGGTAATGAAGATTACTTCACTAAAGAGCTACAGGATTACTCTTATCGTATTCTTGATTGTGACCCTAAGAAGGTACCAAGAGTAACACAACCTTGGGCCGATGCTGAATTTGAAGAAAGGGTAGATCAATCATTTATCCCAGACAGCCTAGATATAAGGAATGGGCCTATAGAAGAATACCATAAAAACATGGAGTATATTAATCCTGGAAGAGCTTATCTACTTAGAGATAGCATATGGAGTGAGTTCTTACATGAAGGACAGTTTGCTTACTCATATAATGAACGCATTAACTGGAAAGATCAACTATGGGGCATAATCAAAAGACTTAGGAATGACCCAGACTCTAGGCAGACTTGGTTGTCTCTATGGGACCCAAACAAAGACCCACAGAACATGGGTGGCATGTCAAGAGTTCCCTGCTCACTGGGTTATAATTTCCAAGTAAGGGAAGGTAAGATTAATATACACTACATCATGAGAAGCTGTGATTATGCTACCCATTTCCCTAATGATGTATATCTTGCCATGAAGCTGCTTAATTATGTAGCTGATAAAACTGGTTACACACCTGGAATGTTCACACATACTATCTTCTCACTACATGTGTACAACAAAGATATACAAGGAGTATTTTAGTTATGACTTGCAAGGAGTGTGGACTATATGTCCACTCTGCTCCTCCTTGTATTCCGGGGAGTGGAAATAAGCGAGCAGATATCATGATAGTAAACTCCAATGCTAAAGATATTGATGAGAACAACCATGAAGCTACTATGGATAAAGCTCTAAGATCACATCTTATGGATGTTGGCATTGACCCAGAAAAAGTATACTATACTAATCTGATAAAATGTAGAACCCCCTATGGCACTAAATTAAAGATTAGTGAGATTAAAAAATGTAAGTTACATCTAGATAAAGAAATCAATGAGGTTAAACCCAGGTTTATATTACTATTGGGAGCACAGGCCTTAAAAGCCTTCTCTAATGATTCTATCACAGGAACTAATGGTATTGCTAAGGAAGGGCCAAACTTTAAATATATGGCCTCATATGCTCCTGGGATTATATACAGAGATGTTGGTAAAACCCCTTATGTAATACAGGCCTTTAATAACTTTGCTGACATGGTTAATGGTAGCACTAGAGAATTACCAGAGTTAAACTTAAAGATTATATCTAATCTAAAACAACTTAACTCAGCTTTCAGATATTTAAAATTAAAGGGGTACAAAAAATTAACCTATGACATAGAGACAACTGGTTTAAATAGATTTAAAGATTATGTGAACCTATTGGGGTTTGGTAATGATAGAGTACAATATATCATACCTCTAAATGTGAAGTACAGCCCCTTGCGTAATAAGAGGATAGCTCAGAAAAAACTTGTAAGGCTATGGGTGGAAAAGTTTGAAGAATTAACTCATGAGAGAATAGCTCAGAATGGTAAGTTTGATGACCTATTCTTAGGGTACCATTTTGGTGTTAAACCCATAATAACTTTCGATACTATGTTAGCATCACACGCCTTGGATGAGAATACACCAAATGGCCTTAAGGAGAATGCTGTTAAGCTGTGTAATGCTATTGATTGGGATATAGATAAAAACCTTAAGAAAGGAAATATAAAGACTAAGAAAGACTATGATAATTATCTAACTTACTTGGGGTATGATATCTATTATACCTTTAAGCTGTATGGTGTACTAAAGAAACAATTGAGAAAAGACCCCCCAATAGAAAAGATCTTCAATCATATCTATATGCCAGCCTCTAGGGTATATGAGGAAAGTGAGGAACATGGGGTACCTATAAGAAGAGAGAAATTCACAGAAGCAGAAGCTCATATACATCTAAAGCTTAAAGCTGTGAGAAAGAAGCTCAAGAGGTATAAGAAGATTATAAATTGGAGTTCAACATACAGC